ACTGGGCGATCCTGATCGTGGGTAACCTCAGCGGGGCGGACCTCAGCGGGGCGTACCTCAGCTGGGCGAACCTCGGCGGGGCGAACCTCAGCGGGGCGTACCTCAGCGGGACGAACCTCAGCGAGGCGAACCTCAGCGAGGCGTACCTCGACGGGGCGTACCTCAGCGGGGCGAACCTCAGCGGGGCGGACCTCGGCGGGGCGAACCTCAGCAGGGCGAACCTCGGCGGGGCGAACCTCGGCGGGACGAACCTCGGCGGGGCGAACCTCAGCGGGGCGTACCTCAGCGGGGCGAACCTCAGCGGGGCGAACCTCAAAGATGCCAAGGAAGCCGAATACTCTCTTGCGCAAACCACCATCGTGCCCGAAACTGGAGGCTTTCAAGGTTGGAAGAAGTGTTTGAACGGCGTAATAGTCCGTCTCCGAATTCCTGCCAAGGCACAGCGCTCTAATGCTTCTGGTCGCAAGTGCCGCGCCAGTGAAGCATTGGTGCTCCAAGTAATCGGTGCGGAAGAAGGCATTTCGCGATACGACCGAAACACGAAGTACCGCAAGGGCGAAACGGTGAAATGTGACAAATGGAATGAAGACCGCTGGCAGGAATGCGGGGGCGGTATTCATTTTTTCCTTACCCGCATAGAAGCGGAAAGATATTAACATGATCAACTTGTTACCTGGTTTACTGCTTCTAGCCTTTGCTGCCATCGGTTATTTTTCTATTTGCCGGACCGATGGTCCACCAAATCTGAATTGCTAAGGAGACCTAATGATCGGCATCTTACTCGCTGGGGGCGCCGCCACGCGGTTGCCCAACAAGCCGCTGCTGCCGATGCGCGACTTGCGGCCCGTCTGCTTCTCCGGGATGGACTACCTGCTCCGGCACGAAGTCGACCACGTCGCGGTGGTCACCCCACCAAGCTCAGTGATCGTGGACGTGATTGACAAGGTCTACGGGGACAAAATTGACCTCGATTTTATTTACCAACCCGAGCCGACCGGAGTAGGCGACGCGTTGAATTTAGTCAATCGCGATGGCCAATCATCCTTGATTGTGATGGCCGACAACGTCTACCCGCAAGGCGAGCTCCTACCTACTGACTCGAGTTACTGTTGGGCCGTGGTTCGGCAAGTACCGGCGTGGCGGATGCCGCACCTCGTGCGGTTGGGCAAGCACAACCACCTAACGCGCACCGGACCGGGTACGCACGCGCTGTCGACACCGTGGTTTCTGACCGAGGATTGCAACGAACCGATTTCGAGTGAGGGTTGGGATCACTTCTCGGGACTGACCCCAGTGATCCGACCCGGTGACGGGTGGTGGGACGTCGGCGTGCCGGAGACCTACGCCGCCTACTGGAGGAACGGGTGCAAGGACAGATAATCGATACTGACGTGGTAATCAAGCCGGGTCGGATACCGGACTTCTACATTCACGCTCCGTGGCAATACATTCCTCGGTTCGTGCGCCAGTACGGTGAGCACTACCTTTATCGCTACGTGACGGGCCGGCAAGCCACAGTGGCGGACGTGCCAGAGATCTTGCGGACGATGGAGTTGGTGTGGGACGTGTACCAACACGGTCGGCTGACGATGGCCGAAAAGCTCCGTTACTGCGAGTATGTGGCCGAGAGAACAGCGGGGTTGAAACCTGAGGCTGTGGAGGTTGTGCGCGACGCGTTGAACGTCATCCAAGCGGTCGAGCTGCCACGGGCGCGGTTGGTGCACGCTGACCTGACCCTGGAGAACGTCGTCATCGAGCCGACCGGTAACGTGGTGTTGATCGACCCAGGCTATCCTCGGGAAATGGTCACCCCGGCCCTGGACCGAGGGAAGTTGCTCCAAAGTGTGGTCATGCGGTGGGAGGAACGTTGGGGTCCGCAAGTTGAATTTTTAAGTATCAAAGTGCCTTATCCATGGGAGCGTCCCAATACGTGGCCCGACTGGGCCGACGCGACGGATTGGGCTTTCCTCGTGACTCACTGGGTACGTCTCTTGCCTCACTGGCCGCAGTTGGACATCGCGTCGGGGTTCGTCGTTCTCGAGGAACTGAAACCATGATGCAGAGTCACCACCACGCGACGATCTTCGTCGACTTAGATGGAACGTTGATCAAACACCAGGCTCCACCGTGGGATGACCCGATGCACGTACTACCCGGTGTGCCAGAGAAAATGGTTCGGTGGTGGAACTCCGGCGCGCTGATCATCATCACCACCGGCCGGCCCGAGTGCATCCGCGCGAAGGTCGTGGCGCAGCTCGAGGCTGCAGGCTTGTACTACCACCAACTCGTCATGGGGCTCACTAGTGGGCGACGTTACTTGATTAATGACACGAAGCCTTACGACCCGAACACGCCGATGGCCCTTTCTTTCAACGTGCAGCGGGACAAAGGTTTTGAGAACACTGAAGGGATCGTCTAGTGCTTCTAGGAACAATATATGCGTATGTCGATCCGAATAGCGGCCGTCCGGTGTATGTCGGGTCCACAAATAACTTAGTACGCAGGCATCATTGCCACTTAAAAGCAAAAACAAGAATTGCTAAGTGGCTACGCTCATTCGAAAACCCTCCTTTTCCACGAGAGATAGAAAATTTTTTCTATGAGGATGTCCAAGAACTGTATGAGCGTGAAAATTTTTTCATTGACTTTTTATGCACTCGAGTTAAGCTAGGAGGTTTAAACCGCGACCCAGCAGGTGGATGTGATCGTGCTGCCGCAGGACGAATCGGCGGGAAGAATGCTTCGCATGAGGATAAGGTACGATCTGGAAAGGCTAGCATCCCGTTTACAACTTATGAAACTAGGGCAAAAGGTGGGCATATAACAGCCACTACTTCAAAATCATTTGACGAGGCGCGTAGAAAAGTTTTAATCAAAGCTCACCAAGATAAAGAGCATCAAAGAAAAGCTTCCTTAGCGGGAAATCACAAACGATTTCATCTTAACAAAGGAATTAAGAATCCTAACTGTAAGCTTTGCCAGGAGATTTCATGAGAATTGCGCTGTGTAGAACGGGCACAGTACTTTATGAAGATAATCACGGTGCGTCTCCAACTGCCGGAAATCAAGACGCTCTAGGCGTGCTGCGCTACCTAAAACAGTCGGGGCACGACGTGTGTCTCTTCGGCCCCGCGCCCTACGGATTGAATGGAAAAACTCTCTGTGGTGCCGGAACTTTCTCGGGCATACCCAGCTTTGGCGTTGATTTCGCCGGCACGCCGTACGAGACGACCGAGGCTGAGGAGTACGTCTTCAGGATCAACATTGCTTTAACGGAGTTAAAGCAATGGTGCCCCGACGTAGTCGTCAACGTCGCGGGCCAGCAGCCCTCGCACTCGAACCCGTGCAATCCCTGGGGCACGAGTCCGTTACGGACGGCGATCACGACCAACCTACCCTGTCTTAAAGCATGCGAAGATTTACATCTTCGCAGGGTAGTAATCATCAACGACCCGCGCAACCTGCCCCGGGAACACGAGAACCACTACTGGCCGTACACGCTGCCAGCGGCGGTCCTCTCGCAACGTAGCAGAGTGAATTACTGGGAGACCCGCGAGCGGAAGATGCGGCGCGAAGAGGTCTACGCCGCCTGCGAGAATTGGTGGACTTTCGGGATGCCCCTAGCACCGCTTGACGAACCTCGGCAGGGAGTGGTGGTGATCGCCCACGGCCACTTTCACGACCTGCGGGTATACGGGCCGGAGCGAGCCAAGACGTGGGACGCGGTTTTAGGCCGATGTAGATCGGCCTACGAGGTTTACGGCCACGGGTGGTGCTACTGCGCGACGTGCCAACCGACGAAAAACTTTGCGTCGCCGGTTGAGGCTGACCAACACCAGGTGGCTACGGGCCACGTGGTGGTCCGTAACAACCCCCACTGGAAGGGCTGCGTGAAACACGATGAGGTCCAAGGCATCTTACAACGGGCTTCGCAGGGGCCCATGATCGCTCTGGAGGCGGGCTTCGCCACCGGCAAGTTGCGGGAGTACGTCGTGGCGGGTGCGCTACCACGGCCCGTTTCATTCGGGAGGTTTCACTATGACAGAGATAATAGATATCTCTGTCATAATCACCCCGCTCGCATCAGCCAGTTCGAAGACTGGGGTGAAATTCCGTGGTCGGAAGCCAAGGGCTACGTCGAGGAGCTGCGCGAGAAGAGCACGCCGAACTTCGATCCGTTGGAGCAAGCCCTAGCGGGTAAGGGTGAGTGGGGAGGTTATCAGTGGACGTTCTAGAAAATCACGGCATTCCGCTTGAGGTTCAGTCAGCCGCCGAGATGCTGCTGCGGGTGGCGAACCGTCACAAGGTGATCGTGGCGGGCTACATGTTCGCCGCCGTTCCGTCCTTCGTCGTCAACTTCGGCAACTGCGTCGACGCCGGAGATGCCCGGTTGTTTCAACTGTTGTGCGAGATGCACGAGAAGTCCGTTGCTGCCGGCGCGATCGTCCACATCCCGGTCACGGAGATCCAATGACTTTAACAGAGTTTGCCGAACGGTATAAGGTTAAGATTCGGAAAGATAGTTGTGACGATCCCATCGTCGCCGGGCGAGTGAAGTGGGCCAAGCACCTCGAGGACAACCACAACGTCTTCGAGGCGGACGGAGAATTTTACGTTTACTTCAACTTCCTCACCGTGGGCAAGTGGAACAACGTGCGGAAAAAGTTAATTGAGAAGGGCGCGAAGCCCTACATCACCTGCGAGGTAGATGGCTATCTCAGCTTTGACCCGGAAAACGCAGAATTAGTGAAACTAATTCTCCGTTTGGCTAAAATCCGAACCAAGCGGCAGCTCACGCCCGAGCAGAAGGCCGCCGTCCGCGCGAGGTTCACCAAGACATGAAGACCTGGCAGAAGATCGTACTCATAATTTTATTGGCCGCGGTTTATTCTGCCCTCGTTGAGCGGTTGCTACCGAAGGACCGGGATGATTACCTTCAGACCATCTACGACCAATACAACGGGTGGTGGTTCGGCGACGAGTTACCGAAGGACGTCATTTTGCGCTACGGACCAGCCGTTGACGTGCAAGGTCGTTCAAACATGGCAATCACACGAATGCACGACGGACGGTTTATCACTGAGTTCAACCCGAAGTACAACCAAGCCGACACTCACCTGAAGATGAACATGCTGCACGAGCAGTGTCACATCGCCACGTGGGGCCAGGAGTTTGACGACCACGGTCCGAAGTTCCAGGCTTGCATGCTACGGCTAGCCAACCAGGGGGCGTTCAACAGCCTATGGTAACTAAGCCACCTGTATTGATCATCAATTCATACGGTGGCAGCATCACCTTAGCTGCTACGCAGGAGGAGCACCCTATCCTAGCGAGTTGCGAGGACCACAACTTTGGCCTGGATTCACAACGCTTGAACTTCCCGCACCTCAACTATCGGTCCGAACTGGCGGACTGGGATTTGGACATGGACTTGAAGGGCGCGATCGTAATAGCGCACCCGCCCTGTGCGGCCTTCTCTTCCCAGAATCGAGGCAGTGCCAGCAAACGCGGCCCGGGAGCCGAGGCCTTCGCCTGTACCACCCGGCTGCTGGAACACGTGATGCCCCGCCGGCCCGAGGCCGTAGCCATCGAGTCCGTCCCGGGCGCGCTGGAGGGTGCCCGGCACGTGCACGACTTCTACGCCGCCGCCCACGGCTACGACTTGTACCGCGTTCTCCAGAACGCGGCCAGTTTCGGCGTGCCCCAGTGGCGGCGGCGGTTCTGGGCGATCTTCGTGAAGCAGCAGCCGGGGCGAAAGCGAGAGTTTACCTTCGTCCTAAACCACAACGTTAGGTACTTGAATGACGTGTTAGGCGTGGACGCGGCGGAGGGTGAGCTGGACATCACTCACACGACGCGGTGGGGGAAGCAATTAGATTTGCTTAAGGAATTGGGTTACACAGAGAAGTCCCTACGGGAACTTCTCAGTGGCACTACTACCTACGGAAACATAATCCACATCTTAGCCGAGGCTCACGGGTACGAGCATACGAAGGGTTGGCCGCCGTTCGGCAAGCTGCACGATTACATCGTGGGTGGCAACTTCCTCTCCGGCGCGCTGCACGTGCTGAACCCGAACGGACTGGCACCAGTCCTTCTAGGCCCCTGCTGGTGGTGGTTAGGCAAGCGGCAGCTAGGCTACGCGGACTACAAACGAATCATGGGGTTTCCGGCGGATTACCGGTACCACAAGCCGCGGCTGACCTTTGTATTGCTCTCGAAGGGTGTCTGTCCGCCGGTGGCACGGTGGATACTGCGGGAGATCTCGGCAAATGTCTTTGGCATCGCAAGACCCCAGTCTTGTGATGTTGACGTCGTGAATGACGTAACGTCAGGACGATTACAAACCATCACGATTCAACCCAATGAAACAGCTGACCTACGGACGCCTGAAAAGTGGCGAGAAAGGCCCAAGTCATGAGCTGCATAGTCGTTGAAGGTCCCGACGGGACGGGCAAAACTACGCTAGCGCGCGCCCTCGAGAAGCGCGGGTTCGAGTACCGCCACGAAGGTGTGCCGGCCGAGGGTGTCAACATATTTGAGTACTACACCCAGTGTGTTCTGAACGCCCGAGGCGCGAATGTCGTGTTCGATCGCCTGCACCTCGGTGAGATGGCCTACGGGCCGGTGATGCGAACGGGCTCGAAGATTTCCGTCGAGCAGATGAAACTGCTGAACCGCCTGCTGTTTTCGCTTGGTACGAAGTTCGTGTTCTGTGACACGGACGACGCGGCCATCGAAGAGAACTGGAAGAAGCGACAAGCGCGGGAGTACGTTGACAACACGGAAAGATTACGAAAGGTTGCTAGCAACTTTCGTACTCTTTTTGCCGAGTTCTTCACCCTGCGCGACGTTGTCTACTTCGACTACCGGACCAGCCTGTTACCACAGCACCTCGAGGAAAAGCATCCTTTTCCTGAGGTGTTGTGCAGCCGAAAGTGCTGGCCCGGCGTGATCGGCAGTCCCCGTGCAAGGTTCCTCCTCGTCGGTGAGCGCGCCGACGGAAAGGACAGTTGCGGTGCGGACCTAGCGTTTTACTCCGACCAGAAATCTAGTCACTTCTTAAACGAGTGTCTCTGGGAGGCCGGCTACCAGGAAGAGGAACTGGCCTTTGCCAACATCATGACGATGGATGCTACTTACAACGACATTCGAGCTATTTACCGAAATAACCCAGCACAGACTATTATCGCTCTAGGCAAGGTAGCCTCCAATCGTTGCCACAATCTAGGAGTACCTCGGTTAGAAATCCCACATCCTGCTTTTTTTAAGCGCTTTAAGTCCAAGAGTCGTGACAAGTACGTGGAACTGTTGCAGCGGTTCAGAGGTGCGAACTGATGCTGACCATCGAAGGACGGTCGATCAACGAGGTGTGGTTGAAACTTCTGGAGCAACTCTTGAACGAACCCGAGTTCAAGCCCCAGCCGCGGGGGTTGTTGACCCACGAGATCACCGGGGTCACGCTGCGCGTTCAGGATCTGAGAAACAACATCCTCTACCACCCCCTTAGGAATCTGAACTACAGATTTTTAGTTGCCGAGTGGCTCTGGATAGCCCTAGGTCGCGAGGACCTCGCCACGCTGACACCGTACAACGGGCAGATGGGTCGGTTCTCCGACGACGGGAAGACGTTAGCCGGCGCCTACGGGCCGCGGTTGAGCAAGCAGTGGCAGTACGTGGTTGACTCGATTGCGAAGGATGAATTTACCCGCCAGGGGGTAGCAACGATCTGGACGCCGTGTCCGGCGCCGTCGAAGGACATTCCCTGCACCATATCCCTACAATTTATTTGTAGGGATATGCAGCTTCATTGTATCGTGACGATGAGGTCATCGGACGTGTGGCTGGGCCTGCCGTACGACTGCTTCACCTTCGCACAACTGGCAAATGGGCTAACCGGCGTGCTCGGTCTGACACCGGGTTACCTTCAATTCAACCTGGGTAGCAGCCATCTCTACGCGACGGACTTCGAAAAAGCACACAACGTGTTGGCTGACCCGCAACACTATCCTGGGATCACGAGTCCGTCGCTGCCCTACATGCCGAACCCGAACCTGTCAATCGAAAATCCGTACTGCTTGACCGACTACCTCGAGAACCCGGGTAAGTATCCACCTGAATACTTACGCCATCCCTGGAGCGTGTACGCCGCGGTGTTAGGCGCGAAGACTTGGTCCGAGGCTCGACGCTTGTTGATCGGAGCTACGCTATGAAGACTCGATTTTGGCGTGACACTACAATTATTCAAAGTGGTTTTGCCCGTTTCTTATTAAACTCTGTGCTCCCGGACCAATTAGTATCGATTCTCATTTAGCTAATGTTGAAAATTTCTTAACTTCAAAAGAACCAGATGAGGATGACATGAAAGAAGAAAAATGGATTTATGAGAATCTATAAAGCCAAAGATGGTGAGTGGCTTCAACCGAAAAATAATAAAGGTTTTGTGCTGGGTTGCTGCGATTGCTTACTTACTCACATCGTTGATTTTAGAATAGTCAAAGATAAAATTCAATTTCGGGCTTTTAGAAAAGTTCGATTAACCGCCGCACGACGGCGTAAAAATTCTATAAAAATTGCGAGAAACTGAGCGCACGAACCTCACAAGGAACATTGAAAACAAAGGAGATAAATGTTTGAAAAATCTTTCAATTGCGAAGTATGTAATTCCCTAAATTTACAATTCAACGTGAACCCGGTCGTCGCGCCGGCAATAGGCAACTCTCTTTCGGCATTGCCCGAGCTGGGCAACGTCGAAAGTTTGGCCTTCGACACTGAGACCACAGTTGAAAAGCGGATGGAAGAGCGTAGCCTCGTCGGTCTGTCCTTCCGGTTGCCGTCGGGCCGAAAGCAGTACGTGCCGATCCGCCACCCGGGTGGGGGCAATTACCCGGAAGCAAACGTACGCGAGTGGCTACGCTGCGAACTACGAAGCAAGCAACTCATCGTGGCCAACGCCAAATTCGAAATTGACACGGCTCTCAAATTTGGCGTTGACCTCGAGGAGCAGGACTGTAGCTTCCGCGACGTTTTCCACGCGGCAGCGCTGCTCAACGATCATCGTTATCGTCTCAACCTGCGTCTCTTGGCCCAGGAAGAACTCAACTACGAGATGCAGGACGTGGACCACGCGACGATTCACCAGATGACGGCAGCGCAAGCCGCGCCGGTCGCCATCGAAGACGCCGAGCTGACGTGGTTGATCAACGAGTCGTACACCCCCAAAATCACGGCCGAGGATCTCGGAGACGTTCAGGACCTCGAGGACAACCTCGTGTACTGCACCGCAGCGATGCAGCGCTCCGGTGCCTACCTCGACGTACCGAAACTGATTAAGTGGCGGGCTGAGGTCACCGAGGAGTACAACCAACGGGTCATGCGGCTGTACGAACTAACCGGGTTGCGAATAAAGCCCACCTCGGCAAACGACATGGCGAAGCTGTTCCGCCACCTCGGGCTGCAACACACGGGCTTCACGACCGAGTCGGGCAACGAATCCTTCGCCGAGGAGGCCCTGGAGCCGATCGCCGGACACTGGGTACGACAGGATTCTGGTAACTGCTGGATTGTCGACAATCCAGCAGTTCAGCTAGCTCTAGAGGGTCGGCAACTCGCATCGTTGAAGGCGAAGTACCTCGATCCGTACCTGGAGAAGGTCGCGCCCGACGGCAAGATCACCTACCAGCTCCACCAGCTCCGAGGTGACGAGTACGGTACGATCACCGGGCGGTACAGCTCCAGCAAGGATAAGAACGGCATCGGCATCAACATTCAACAGGTCAGTAAGCGAGAGAAGCAGCCTCTCTTACTGCAGCGGTGGGACGTGCGGGAACTCTTCATTCCCCCACCGGGCCGGGTGTGGGCCAGCGCCGACGCCTCACAGATCGAACTGCGGTTTTTGGCCCATCACGCCGCGATGTTGGGCATGACGCGGCTGGCGAAGGCTTACGCGGCTGATCCTTGGGTAGACTTTCACCGGTTGATGGTCGAGTGGACAGGCCTGATCCGCGATTTCGCGAAGAACGTGACGTTCTGTAAAACATACGGCGGTGGGTATAAGAAGGTTGCGTGGATGTGCAAGGTAGCCGAAGCGGAAGGCAAGCGCATCAACGACCAGTACGATCGCGAGTTTCCCGAGGCTAAGCGACTGTTAAAGCTAGCCGAGGACCAGGCGCTACGAATCGGTTACGTGCGGACCTTTATGGGTCGGCGGCGACGCTACACGGCCGAGGATACTCGGCACTATTCAGCCTTGAACGCCGTGCTCCAGGGTGGCGCGGCCGACGCGATGAAGATCAAGCTGTTGGAGACCTACCGCGCGCGAAAGCGGTTGGGGTTGATCATCCGCAACACCATTCACGACGAGTTTAACGGCTGCTTGCCGGATGCTGAAGCGCTGAAGGCTTGGGACCAACTGCTGAACGAGCAGACGATCGAACTACTGGCACCGATCATGTGGAAGACGGGCGTGGGAAAAAATTGGAGCGAGGCGCACTAAGGAGAGACGAATGAAATACCTGATCAACAGCGTGACGAAAGCAACCACCGGGCGAGGTAAGGCCTACCTACGGATGCAGTTGTACGAGCCCGGGGGGAAGAGCTGGAAAGCCGTCTTCTGGGATCCGGGTACGACGGAGTACCAGTCGGGCCAGGTGATCGACGCGCTGACCGAGGAGTCGGAGTTCGGTGGCGAGGCGCAGCTGACGATCAAGGCCGCGCGGGTAACGAAGGACGACCCGGGCGAGCTCTTCCTGCCACGGACGACACAAAGCGTAGACGGGCTGTATGACGAGCTAAAAGTGTTTGTGACCTCCGTTACCAATGATCACCTCAAGAAACTTCTTGAGGTGGCCATTGACGATCAGCGCTGGAAGCGTGCCCCGGCTGCTAAACAGATGCACCACGCTTACCTCGGCGGACTGTTGGAGCACACCGTCAACCTGTGCCGGCTGGCTGATGCCGTCGCGAAGCTATACCCCATCCTGCGGCGCGACCTGCTGATCACGGGTGCCGTGCTGCATGACATCGGCAAGCAGGACGAGATGAGCTGCGGGACTACGATCGAATACACCACCCCGGGAGAGTTGCTCGGGCACATCGCGATCGGCATGTTGCGCGTGGCGAAGTGGATGGATGAACTTGAGTTTAGCCCTGAACTCAAGTTAACCGTCCTCCACATCATCGGTTCTCACCACGGCAACCTGAACTTCGGCGCAATCAAGCAACCGGCGATCCTCGAGGCTCAGGTGTTTAGCAACCTCGACGGGGTCGACGCGGCCATCGGCAAGATCACCGCGCTGATCGAGAAGGCCGGCACGAAGGACTGGACCGACAAACAAGACTTCGGCAGCCCGCGCATCTACATCGGCCCGTCGGGACTGGAGGAGAAGTGAGAGAAGCTGACGCCGTCACGAAGATTAAGACCGAGTTGCAAAAGCAGCTACCGACAGCTGTGATTTTCAAGCTGCAGGATTACATGACCACTGGCATTCCCGACCTGGTGGTCAACCATAACCGCAAGACCATTTGGGTTGAGGTTAAGCTGTTAAAGGCTCACGAGACTCCGTCCTCTCTGCGGAAGCACTTTGACAAGGTACAACTCGCTACTTGCCAGTTGTTGGAGCGACAAGTTCACTGTATTTATGTCGTGGTTGATGAAGATTCATCGGAGTTAGGAGTTTACAGTCCGCAAGTTATAAGTAACTGCCTAAGACGAAAGGACCTCAACCTCAACATCTTCTTCAATTCAGCCTCTTACCTGGATTATTTTGACCCGGTAATTAAACGTCTCGTTGAGTTGGTCGAACGTAAGGAGGAATACTTTGAAGCGTAAAATCTTACTCGGGTTGTTGTTCATCGCGGTCGAACTGGGTCTCATCCTCGTCGGTGCCGCCCTCAGCCAGGAGCAAACCGAATACGGCCCGCAGGTCGTGATGCAGGTGCAGCGACTGGAGAACGGGCAGAAGGTGGTCGAGCCGAAGGCCACGGTTTTCTTCAGCCTCAAGCCACTGGAAGGACCGACGTCCCAAGCACCGTTAGCCCCCGGTGACTACATGCTCTGCCGGCAGTTCAACCTACGAACGGGACGAGTCTTTCAAGTGGCGTTTCGCTGTGGTGACGACACCTACGTTTTACAGGGCCTCGGTTTGGCCCACGGGAGGGAGTGATGTGGCCGACGCAACACGAAGACATCTTGAAGATGATGGCCGAGCGCGAAGCTGACCTCGGAGTCGGCAGTACCATCGACGCGATCCTCCACCGCTACCCCGGCATCGGGGTGGAGCAGGCCGTGCGATTGCTAAATGAACTGCAAGCCGACAGGAAGGTGATCTTCACCGCGAACGACTGGCACTTAACGACGAAGTAAGACCGTCCGGTACCAGTACCTTGGTACCGAATTGCTGTCTTCAAATCCAGTACTAAAGTACTATTTACATAAAGAGTGAACCGGTGTAGAATTTGACCATGCTGAAACGCGTCGCACTTTACGCCAGGGTATCAACCCAAAACCACGGACAGGACCCGGAGGTACAACTCCGAGACATGCGACGAGACTGTCAGCAACGCGAGTGGCGAATCGTTGACACTTACGTTGACACTGGGATCTCCGGCACTAAGTCGCACCGCCCCGAGCTCGACCGGCTGATGGCCGACGCCGCGGCTCACCGGTTCGACGTCGTGATGGTTTGGCGCTTTGACCGTTTCGCCCGGTCGACGATTCACCTGGCACAGGCGTTGGAGTTCTTTAAGGGCCTGGGCATCGCCTTCGTTTCGATGACCGAGCAGGTCGACACCTCCACCCCAGCCGGCAAGCTGGTCTTTACCATCCTGGGTGCCTGCGCCGAAATGGAGCGGGAGATCATCGTTGAGCGCGTCCGCGCCGGGCTGCGGAACGCTGTGGCGAAGGGCAAAAAGCTAGGCCGACCCGCCTGCCAAGTGATGGCTGAGACGGTCCGACAAGCGGTCGACGCACACGACGGCTCGGTCGCCAAGGCTGCTAAGGCACTGGGGATTAGTTACGGCAAGGCTTACGAGTTGAACCACCGGGTGAGGGCTATCCGAACGGAGAGAGGACAGAAATGAACTACCTTGACATCCTCGACGTGCTTCGCGCGGCCGAGCCTAATGCGCTAACCCCCGGTCAAATCCAGGGTCAACTCCTAGAGCGATTTCCCGAGGTGTTGCGGGTGGTCATCACCGCCCGACTCGAGGACCTCGAGAAACTGCACCTCGTAGAGTGCGTCCGAGGCGTGGGTGACGGCCCGACGGAGTGGAGGAGCCTGTGACAGCGAACCGCAATTGTGTTCACAATCGCGGTCCGATGAAACGGGGCCGACCCATTACGAATCTCCGACTCCACGAGATCATCCGGGAGAGGGGTTGCAGCCGGCCGACGGCCTACAAGATCCTGCGCCGTGAACGAAAAAGTTTGACCACGCAGCCTCATCGTGTGGCAAAGTAGCAGAGAGGATAAGAAGTCAATGCGTAAGTTTGCAATTTTCACCATCCTAGCACTCACCCTCGGAGGCGTAGCAGCTTACGCCGACAAGGATTGCCCGGACAAGACAGTCCCTCCGGTCACTACTTCGTTAACCAACCACGTGGTGATTACGAACGACAACCTCAACCAAAACTTGAACACCAACCGAAGCACCAACACGAACGTCAACGCACCGGTAGCGAACGGCGGTAGCGTGACGGACAACTCTAAAACGACCAACACTAACACAGCCCTAGGCGGCACCGGTGGATCGGTGAAGGACTCGGGCAACTCTTCCTCAACCGCTACGGTAAAGGACTCCGGTAACAGCACAATTAAGAACTCCGGAAACTCCAGTAGCACTTCTCAGTCCGTTTCAGGAAGTTCTAGCAGTGGTTCGGGTAACACCACAACCGTAACTGAATCGACACCGCGAGAAACTCCGTCAGCCTACGCCTTTGCCGTTCCTACGGCCCCGTGCCGGGTAGCGAACGCTCAGGGTGGGTCAAGTGGCTTTTTCTCCTTCAGCCTCTCACAATCCCGTGAGGACAAGGGTTGCACGCTCCGCGAACTAGCTCGTAGCTTCGCCAGTATCGGCGACATGGCGGCAGCGCACAAGCTGCTCTGTTCGACCAAGGAGGCGAAAGCAGCTCAGGCCTGTGAGGTCAAGTAAGTGCCCACGGTCGCTGCGATCTTCGTGACGACCATTCTGGCGTGGTTGGTTTTGTTCCGACCGCCACGCCACCCTAGGAGATAGTATGCGGTTGAAGCGCGACAAGATCGCGTGGCTCCAGGACGAGCTCGACTGCCGCAACCGAGCGTTGGCTACGGCACACGTCATTGAAATGGGACTGCGGCAACAGCTCGAGAACGTCCTGAGCGTGAAGAAAAAAATTGAGAACGAGCTAGCCGAGCTGCGGTACGAGAACGCCGTGTTGACCTACCCCGGCCGGCAGCAGGCGTGGCGGAACCTGAAGAGGTTGGTACTTGACTGGTTGGAGGAATAAAATGAAAGCTTACGAGCCTAAAAGTAAAAACATGCCTGATCTTTTCTGGCTACTCTTTAATGCCACGGCCCGAGATCAAAGACTTGCGCGTGAAGTGTTCGTTGAAAAGTATGGACTAGAGCGGTGGAAAAAATTTCGAAAGGAACGGATTTCCACGGGCATCATGGAGTTGTTTCAACATCCATCAGATGAGCCCGCTATTCTTTATGCAAATTTCATCGGCAAACGGGTCGATGAACGATCGCTCAAACTATCCGCTCTGCTGGGAAAACCACCCGTCCCACATCAACCTTAAAGGGTTGCTGTAGCCGCTGCCAACCGCGGTTTCTAACCCATCCAGAGGATCAAAAATGGCCCGGCAGCGGTTCCAGCCACCGGGCCATTGTTGTTGAAAACAAAGGACTTATTTCACTGCCTGACACGTCAGGCAGTGATTTTAGTCTAACCTGTTTGAAACAAACAGGTTAGGCACTAGGGTTAGTCGGTTGACCGTCGGTTCGACTGTCGTCCACCCCGTTCCGAGACTTGAGGTAAGCGTGGCCACCGAGGAAGCCCAACACGGTAGAGGTAAAGGCCACGTAGGTCGGATCCAAGTGGTGAAACCACTGAAGGACTGAACCCACGGTGAAGATGAACCCAGCACAAGGAATGTGATAGTCGTTGAAGTTGGTCAGGATCTTGTCAAAACTGAACTTAGTATCAGGCATTAGAACCCCGCCAATCGTTGCGCCGTCGCCGTCACGTAGCCGGTGACGAACCCGATGCCGAACCACTTGAACTTACTCTTCCAGTTCTTAGCCTTCAGCAGGTTGACCTGGTCCGTGTTGACTTTGTTGTCCTTCGCGTGAGCGTCCTTCTCACTGGTTAGCGCCGTGGTGAGCGCGCCGTTAGCGGTGACCAGATTAGTGTTCTCATCACTCAGATTCTGATTGATTCGAACCAGGTCAGCCTTATCCTGCTGCAGTAGCGGCACCAGTTGGACCATCTCCAGCACGTGCTGCGCGGCCGGCAGCGGCAGCACCACGTTGTTGAGCGCGTCGGTCGTTCCACCCAGTTGCCGGGCTACCTCAGAAATAGGCAACGCCTGAACTACCTGCGGTATTTTTTGCTCGACCTTCTGACGGGCGGTCAGCGCCAGGGTGAGCTGGGTGATCATCGCTTTAAGCTGCAGATTTTCAGCGGCTAGGGCCGCGACCTGCTGCTGGGTTTGGGCCTGTACGACCGCGTTTTGCTGGTTGGCAGCGACGGCCGCGGCGTGCGAGGCGTCGTACACCTTTTGGTCGTGGGCGTTCCACGCGTTGAGGCCCCACCGGACGGTTAGGACGAGAAAGGCAATCGTCACGAGGAACATGAGAAACCGCTCGTGAGCCTTGAGCCACGTCCACTCTTTAGAAAACGGCATAATGCGCTCCTAGTACTAGACCTGTCTAGTACCTACGATTGGAACTCGAGTACCATTTACACCAGCCTAGCCGTAGGCTAGAATAACGTCAGAGGTTGAAAACCGATGAGCGCCGTCGTCATGAAGGTTCCTGATTTCGTTGACCCCGAGACCGGGGTGAAGTACGAAGACATTGAGGTCGTGGTAGTCTCCGAGGGTAACATCCGCCAAACGGCTGCCCTGGTGGGCTCGGTCACTCAGGCTTCGGCACGCGTCGCTTCCCACTCAACTTTTCGGCAGCAGCCGACGGTCTACGAGCTGGAGGGGTAGCACTAAATACCTCGTCATGTTTTCGCTGAAAATCTCCAAAGGACTTAAAAGCATTAGTTTTTGTCTTTGGAAAATCAGCTACTATTTGATAAGGTCCGCTATAGTTTTCTTTAGCCTCTTTGTAAATTTGTGCTATTCCTTGCATTTGTTCAGAGGTCAGCTTTCTTGGAACTCGGACGTAGATGTCCGTGTCATCTGGTCCTGCCCTAACACTAATACCTTTGGACTTTTTTAGCATTTTGTCAATTTCATCATTATAGCTAGTTGAATCTGGGTCAAGGTCAAGAACCTCTTCTTCACTTAAACCTAAAAGTTCTCCATGAGTATTACCTGATTCAATTTTTCCATCCGGATAGATGATCTTAGCGTTTCCTTCTCCAAGAATATCTTTTTCTTTCACCGGGGTAGCCTGTTTCACCGAGACTTCGGCCTGAGACTTGCCAATCTCAGGTTCAACCTCTCCCAGTTCATACCGCTCCCCGCGGTTCGCGCGCACGTGGCGGTTGATTTGAGCCTCGACTTCCTTGGGCGTGCCGCTGAAGGAGACGGGTTGGCCGCCTTTTTCGGGATACGATTCGAAGATGATGTCGTCGGTGGGCATTTTACCGATGACATTCTTGGCATTTGTTATCGCTTTATCCGAAAGCCCGACAATCTGCACAATTCCTACCGCGGGTCGTGCACCTTGGGCCCTTTCTTCGGGAGTCAATCTAGTTTTTACCGCGTGACTATCAATTCGATAACGGACCCCACCCTCGTCCAGGATCTTGTTTAGGTCTTCTTTATTTTGACCCGCTAGTTCCTCATGGGTCAGCTGTGATTTTTCTCCTTTAAGTTGCGCTACGTGTGTCCCGTCCGGGCGCATGTAGCCCATGTCACCGGGCTCGAACTGTCCGATGGACTTGATAGGCGGCTGCTTAGCAGCCATCGGTTCAATCTTCTTCGTGGCGGGGTTATAAACGTGAGTTGCTTCAGGCTTAGCCTTCGCCGCGAACTCCGCTCGACTTTCCGTTAGCCGTTTCGTTACGTTCTCTGCCGTTATTTGTTCGGCTGGTAGGGCGAGGGTGGTACCGGTTTGCGGGTCGTGGAACATGACGAGGTCGCTGATACCCTTATCAGGCAGGCCTCGCTGCACCCCACCCGGCAAGCCACCACCTGCGCGGATAGCTTGATCCAACTCTGGTTTACCGGTTGGTTGCCCGTGGTTAATGCTACCTTCGATTTTACCAAGGTTAGAATCTTTTAGCTTAACATCCATGTGCTCGCGCACGCTAGCTGGGTTGATCTCCTCGGCGTTCATCGCAGCGGTGACGCCGGGGTGGTTGGGGTGCTCGAACATGTGCACCCCACTGCCCTTCGTCAACTCACCCTTATAGACCAGCCCCGCCTTCTCGATGACACCCCGGGCGAGGTTACCACCCGGACCACCGAGTTCACCCGGTTGGGCCATGCCCGCGATGAAGGGGTCGACCTGTGCGGCAGCCTTACCGGCTACTTCCTTGTACTTAGGATTTTGCTTGAGTTGCTGATCGAGCTGGTGAGCCTCGTGGCCGAAGGGAATCAAGCGGGTGACGAAGTCACTGATCTTGTCTCCCTGGTCGGGGTACTTCGCCGCGAACTGGTCGCTGGGCATGCTGTACCAGTCGTGCAACCAGGTCGAAGCCTTCTGCCAGACGGACGGGTCGGGCCCGTGCGCTTGGTGACCGGATATGCCACTAAAGTCGAATGAACTGGGTTCATCCGACTTCAAAGGCGCAAATCCAGTCGGTGGAGTCTGTGTCGTAACTGGTGCGGGTGTGGTGCTCATTGAATCACTTGCAGTCCCGGATCGATCCCTTTCGCCTGGTCCAAACTCTCCTGGGGCACGTCGTGGATACCACCCACCGAACTGCGGAAGCGGACAAAGCCATCAGAGAGTGGAGGTAATCCTCCACCCTCTGATAGAGATGTTCCAGCCTTCTCGCCCGCCAGTCCGACGGCGGCTTTCACGGCTGCCGGTCGCGCAGCGGCCCGCACGGCAGGAATTACCCGGCCCACCTCAGCTTCGAACCGACGGAGCACGTCCCACACGAAGCCCGCCGTAACACCCGTTCCAGCGCCGACCTCCTCCTTGCGCGCTAGCGGCATGACGTCCTTCCACGCTGCCATCAGGTTCGTCATGCGCACGTCGAGCGGTCCGGCCTCGGGCACAGCCTCGTGTACGGCTTGCTTGATCGTGCCGTAGAGCTTTCGATAGAGCGGCTTGACCTCGTCACCCACGGCAGCCGTGCCACCCCAAGAAACGCGGTCACCGATGGCGTTGGCCAAACTGTTGGCCTGCTCGGGCGTGAGGTTGGTCTTCGAGTACTGCTCGCGAATGGCGTCGTAGAGACCCTGGAGCTGCTTGTCGGCTGTGTCCTTCTCGACCTGGGTCATCGCCGGGTTGTTGAGAACGTCTTTACGAGCGTCGTAGATGGTTTGGTCCACCACGTCCTTAAACGAGATCTTAGCGGTCGACTTTTCTAGTAGGTCGTCGAGTTGCGGCTTTAGCTCGTTGATGCGCCCGTTGACGGCCGCGATGCGCCCGCCGGCAACTTGGGCTGCTTCTTCCATGCTTTTACCCGAGCGTAAGGCTGTCTTGTACTGCTCGATGTCACCGGTGGTAATGGCCTTGATGTCCTCGTCCAGTATTCCCTTAGCGGGATTGCCGTAGGTTACGTCACGAGCCGCGGCGCCTACGCTGCGGTTGATCCAACTGCGGGCCATCTTTGACTCGACAGCCAGGGGAACAGCCTCACCGATGACGCCGCCCGCGGCCCCGCCGGCAGCACCGCCCGCTACTGCTTTACCGACGTCCTTACCCTCAGCTTCAGCTTTCACCCCGGCTTGAGTGCCGCCGATCACGGCGCCCTTGCCACCACCGAGGAAGAGTTTCGTCAACACGGGATACTTCTCGGCGATCTCCAACAGTTCCGGTGCGTTCTTAGCTACCGCGCCGAGCTTACCCAACGCCTTGAGGGCCGCGTCACCGCCCATCCACTCGGCGCCTTGCTCGATTACAGCGCCAACCTTCTCACCAGGGGTAGCGAGTTGGGTTTTTTCGGCCAGCCACTTCTTCTCGGCCTCGAGCCCGGCGCTCGGCGCTAAGGTCTCACCGACGTAGGGAATTTTATTCAACGCTTCACCGATTAAACTGGTGGCGCCACCGAGGGTCTTCCCGGCCTCCTTGACGATGCCCACACCTAATCGCGCCGGGGGCGGGACGAAGTTCGGGTTGTTCGGGTTGTTCGGGTCGGTTAAATCACCCTTGTCCTCCACCGGCGAAAAACCCGGCGGGGGTGCGGCGTTAGTTGCGACGGGCGTGAAGCCCGGCGGAGGCGCGGTCAGCGTGTCGTTCGGCATTTACTTTCTCCCTCCGGTAGGTGCTACGTAAGGCTGGCCCGTAGCTTGGTCGATCCACTGCCCGGCGTCGTTCTGCCCGATGGTGACCGTACCGTTGGTGTGTAAGTTCTTCAACTGTCCGCCGCCGGCAGCCGAGGCACCGAGCTGTCGTACCGCTTGGTTAGCTGTCCCGCCGACCGCGACCTGCGCGCCCTCGGGAAACGACTTCGACACGTCGATACCCAGGTCCTGCAGCGTCTTAACCGTGTTGGGGTTGAAGGTTGACGGTGGTAGCTTACCCGTGTAGTTGTAGTACTGCCAGATTTGTTGCTCACCCTTCGTCAAGAAGGTGTGGGCGAACATGCCGGCCACGCCCTTAAACTGGTCAGGGCTATTTGAGCTGTCGAGCGCGGTGCTGATCTCCTTCATCTCTTGGATGTCCGGTGCGGCTTGCTTGAACAACCGCGCGGCTTCACCAACCAACACACTACGAACCGCGTTGTAAACGGGCAGCGGGTCCTTACCGGTCTTAGCACCCACCTGGTTAGCTAGAGTGTTCAGGTAGGTCAGGTTTTGGTTCTGCAACGCCTGTGAGGCCTTGTACAACTGTCCGAGGTGGCCGATGGCCGCGTTGAAACTGAGTAGGTTGCCGCCCGCCGTGCCCTGCCGAGTGGAGGCGAACTCCTTCTCCATGTTCTTCACCGCGTCGTAGTTCTTCGCGTCGTAGTTCGGGTTGACGAACGTCCGAATGTAACTTAACGCCGAATTCTGGTCACGGACCGGCATGCCCTTCCGTGGGTTGGTGGTCAGCGTCTTGAGGTCAGCGTCGTAGTGCCCGATCGCGTAGAGCGTCTGGAAGTCAGGCGGAGCAGTCACACCCGACTTGGTAATCTCACTCTGTAGCGTCGTAGCGTCCATCTTAAAGGCGTCGGCCGGTGGCCGATAGCCCGGCGGTACGTCCACGCCCATCGTTTTCATCAACTTAGCCTGCGAGCGACTTAGCTCGGCAGCAGCGCCGGCCTGCTCAGCCTGGGCCTTTTCCTTCTCGATGGTCGCGTTGCTCGTAGCCGACGCTTGCAGCTGCGTCCGCTCCTTGTCGAGCTCAGCTTCCTGCTGCGCGGCCGTACCGGCACCCGCCTTGACGTGACCCACGGTCTTCCACTCGGGCTTACCGGTCTTCGGGTCGAGCCCGACGAGGTCCTTCACCTCGAAGTCGGCCGAGTTCGGCGTGGTCCGCGCGTCGAAGGTGCGGTCGTAAACCCGAACCTTACCGTCGGGCAGGGTGACGAGCTTAACCTGGCCCCGGACGAACTTATCCTGGTCCGCCTTGGGAATCTCCGAGTAGTCAGCGTACTCCCGCGGGTTGATCAGCCCGAGGTTCTTAGCCTCGTTCTCCAACTGAAGGCTCGCCGCCGTGGCCGAGTTGACCAACTGGGCGTGCGTGAAGGGCTCGTTGCGTTGCGCTTCGGCGATCTCGTGGGCCAACTTGATTTGGTTGAGGTCCTTGATGTGCAGGTCAGCCTGGTACATCAGGTCCTCGTTCTGCTGCTTCTTGGCCACCTGTTGGTTCTGGAAGTTCTGCTGCGCTTGACCACGAGCCCGCTCGTCGCGCTGCTTCAGCATCTCCGCCGCAGCCTCGGCGCCCTGCCCTGCGCCACCACCCAACTCGTGCGACGGAATGCCACCGGGCCGCGCGGCGTGCGCGCCGGCTAGCGCACCCATCACCACGCCGCCTAGAATGCTGCCGAACATGCCCTTGCCGGAGGGCATCGTGGTACGGGCATTGGTTACGTTGCCTTGAGCGTCGACAACATAACGCTCACCCGCACCACCGCGAGCGAGACCTTGGGTGAAGGTCTCCCGAGGAGGCTGGGTCGGACCCGCAGGCGCGCCGCCCGAGACGGGTGTGGGTTGAGCGGGCGTACCACCACCGAGGTCGGGGGCAGCGCCCGGGGCCACGTCGGTTGGAATTGGAGCGTTAGGCTGCGGGTTGTTCGGTTGCACAATCGGGTCCGGCATGAGATTTCTCCTCTTCTTCTAAGAACCAACCAAGCTTCACATCTTCACGAAGCGTAGCATCTTTCAACGCGTGGCGCAAGAAGTTAACGACGTAGCGGGTCGCGGCCACCGGGTTGCCGTAGGTGGTGATGAGATCGACCAACGGACTCTCCGGGGTCAACTTCGCCCGACTCTGCCCGCTGCACTTGATCCGCAGGTCAAGCAGTAGGTTCTCGTAGCCCGCCACCAGTGAAGAAAAGATTCTTCTTCCCTTCTCGTCACGCGCGTGTTTGGGTGAGAACGCCCGCAACAGTCCCGGGTTGCGGAGCTGGTAGGCGTCGAACTGCGGGTCGAGGGCCCCGTTCATCTTCGCGAGAGCGTCGGCTAAAGCTTCAAGTCGTTTCATTTTAAATTCCCAACGCCTTACTAGCAGCGCCCGTCGCTAACGTCAACCCACCTTGGATCGCCCCACCCAGCAGGCTGGTCAGCAGCGTCGACCGCTCGCTGTCGGCTAGGTTGATCGCGCTCGTCGCGCCTTGACCGGCACCAGTAGCAGCCGAGGTGTACGCCGTCGGGTTGCCAGTAACGCCGGAGAGCGCGCCTAGGGCCTCGGAGTAAAGCTGCTGGCCGGCTTGGTAGCCCGAAAGTTTTTCGGCCGAGAGTTGCTTGGCCTTGCTCTGCTCACCGAGGACGTTAGCTTGGGCTTCTAACTGTGCTTGTCCGCCGGTGCCCAGGACGTCCGTGCCGCCCGTCTTTTGCTGCTCACGCAGTTGGGTGCCGGTAATTGCGTTAGCCGTGGCTTGGTTGGCCGTGTCGGTGATGGTGCTGCGCAGCAACGCGTCGACCTCGGGTGTGTACCCATACTGTTGGGGGCCCTTAGCGATGATCGGAGCCGTGGCACCGATGACGGTGTTGTAGAGCTGTTGCTGTTCCCCATAAATCTGCTGTTGCTGTTGGGTTGTTTGCTGGTAAAAAGCAGTTTGAGCTGCTTCGTTAGCTTTACTTTCAGCTGACGGACCGCCGAAGAGCAGGACGGGACCGTCGTATTCATAAGTGCCGTCGTTCGAGACCCAGCGCATCGTTTCTAGGTCGAGGACGGGATTAATCGTGATCTTCATGCTGCTCCTCCGGCTTTCCTTCCAGCTCCGCGAAGCGTAAGTTCACCATCGGCACCGTCACGTCTCGCCAACCGTAGCGCCTGGCAAACTCCAAAACCGTTTCATCGTAAGTGACGAAGAACGCGTCGCTCGTGTTCGTCTCGAAGGCCTCATTAACGAACACCCGCTGCCACGCTTGCAGCGCCTGCGCCTCGGTAACGGGCGACAGGCCGGGCTTGAAAGCTAGCGACTCGACGAGGTAGCAACGGGCAACGGGAATGAAACCAATTATACCACTTTCGTCGAACGCGGTAAACACCCGCACCTGGCCCTTCTTGAACTGCTCGGGGTCGAAGCGGTTCTGCTCGCGGCCGGCAAAGAGCCACTCGACCAGCAACCGCGCGTCAGTGTCCTTGTTAAACGGACGAATCCACACTTGGTGTGCCATCTTACTTCCTTCCTCTGCTGCTACGATCCCGTAGGATCGCCAACGATTCTTTCATGTCACTAGCAACCTCGAGGTGCCGTTTTTGCATGTCGATCAACCGCTCTTGGGTATCGTTTAACGTTTGAATACCGGTCTCGATGTGTCCTAAGTGATTGTTGTTGAGTTCACCCACCTGCTGGAGGATCTCGTTGGCCTTAGCGGCGCCGTGAGCTTGGGCTTCGGCCACGGTTGTCAAAGCTGTTTGCTTTGCCGCTTCAACCTCGGCTAAGGTTTTGGTGGCTAAGTCGTGGGCTACTTGCTGTTGAGTTACGTAGTGATCAAGGTGTCCTCGGGCGCGCCAAGCGAGGCGAAGACAAAAAACGGCACAGGCACCGACGAGCGACCAGCCGACCGTTGGGACGTGCGACTCAACTAATTGCCAAAACGTGGGCTGATCAATCACAAAGTTTCCTCTTTCCTTTTAATTAAGCCGGTGACCGGTCTTAGGATCGTACTTGGGGACCCACTTTGGTTTGGGCTTCGGCGTCTCGGCCGTTGCCCCGCCCACGGCGTCGTAAACTTTCGTGATCTTCCCGTCGGGTTCGACTAGGTGCAGTCCGTCAGCGTCGACGACGTAAACGTTGATCCGATTCTCTTTAGCGGTGGCCTTATCTTGCTCCGAAGGACCACCCGTTCGCGGGTGAGTGTGAATCACCGACTCGGCACCCGGAGGTCGCGGACCGAAGCTAATCTGCCCCTGACCACTTTCGAGATTCTTTGACACTACCGGTTCGGAAAACTTGGCGTTCCAGTCCAAGAAGTTTCCCGCCTCGGCGCGAGAGTTGGGACCACCCGCTAGGGCCCACAAGCGCCGAGCGTTGTCCTTGAACTCTTTAGTGTGTTCCTGGGAACCCTCGGCCGTCGGCCGGTTGTACTTGCCGGCAGCGTAATCTTCGTGTAACTGCTGCGCGTAAGCAGCGGCGTGCTCAGGAGACTCGAAGACGCCGAGGTGTTCCCCGGTGCGGTAGTATCGATACATGGCACTTTGGTCGGACAGCGTTTCACCATCGATCGTTTTGGGAACTAGGACTGTTTTTCCGTTGTCGTCAAAACTCGTAACCGCGGGGGCAGGACGGTTGTAGAGATGGAGGTTTCCAGGAGTAACGAGACCCGGCGCGTCCCCGGCCCAGGTGGCCGCCTTAGCGTAGCCTGCGTCCATCAGCGCACTGTGAAAGTCACCCATGTCCGTGTCCGGTGGCACCGCGATGTGGTGCATCTCACCGGTGTCCGGGTGGCGAACCGGAACGATGACGTGGCCACTGTCGAAAGTCTTTTCACCAGGCATAAAATTACTCCAGGGTCTGGGCCAGTTTCTTGGCGCGCAACCTAGACTCAGCCAAAGTGGCATGCTTAAGGCGAAAAACGTCAAGATCTTTTTGCGCTGCCACAGTATCATAGTTTGCGGGAAGAGGCTCATCTTCACTGCCGATGGTCATTACCTGTGTTAGCTCCACCGTGTCAGGCCCGTCACCGGCCTTAACTGTTACACAGATTGAAGTGTGATGGGTCTTTTCATCAACCTTCACCTCGTGGGTGCAAGCAACTTCAGTCTCGTTGATCTTAAGTGTTTTCATCTTGCCCTTCCTTACTGTAGCCCTACGATCCACGCTTCGTATAACAACGCGTGGCCCGCATTTGACGACGAGGTTCGTTTGATTGAAAGTACCACGGTGATTAAAGCTAGATTTTGACTGTTGGACAGGGTAAATGAGTCGGTAGTCAAGGCCCGAGTGGTGCCGGTAAGAGAATAAACCGTGTTGGTCGCGGCACCACCCTCCGTCCCATAAGCTAATTTAATTACGGTGTCTGAATCATTAGCGGTAACCGCCGACCGAATGTTCAATACCAGTGAAGACCAGGGTGCTGAGGTTGGACTCGGCGCTGACAGAGTAAAGGTGTAGTTACCCGTTGAGCTCGTCGAGCCAATTACCTCGGCGTAATCGGCCAGGTTGCCGTCAATCGCATAATCCGGGTTGTTGGTCGTAGCACCGGCTACAGAATTATTTGCCGTCGCACCAAAGAGAAAAATTTGAGTTGAACCAACCTGAACCCCCGCGCCACCGTCGTTGTTGCCCACCGTGTTCGGTCCCGTTGCGGGCGGGGTAACGATGCTACCTACGTAAAATCGGCCGGTGCCGTTGATCGCCGTGGCCTTGACCGTCGTCGCCGCGTAGGCTACCGCTCCACCCGCTACGGTTGGATCGTCATAATAAACGTAGTAAAGCGTAGCGTAGGATAGAGCCGTTATACTGCCGGTGTTGACGACGACGTCACCCTTCTCAACCGTCCGCATCGTAAAGGAAGTAACGTTGATCGTGGCGCTTGATCCGGCGTCCGTCGCCGTCAACATGTTCGTCAAGGGGCGGTAGGTGATGCTGCCCGCCGTCTCACCGAACTTCGTCGTTCCATCCGGCACGTTATTGATCGTCGTAGCGGTCGACACTGCGCCAGACTGCGCTGCCGTCGCGGCCGACTCCGCACCGTTGACATCCACACAAGAAACGAAGTAATAATAGGTTTGTGCCGTCAGCACCCCCACGTTGTCCTGGAACACGTAGCTACCCGTGTTGGTTTGCGGCTGCGGCACCGTGCGAATCAACGTGGCTCCCACCACCGTGTTTGACGTATTACGGTAGACGTTGTAGCACTGAATGATGTTGCCCAGAATGCCCGTGTCGAACGCAAACGTAAACTGGTAACCGGTCGGCACCGCCGCCAGGGGCACTGTGACGGTAGGGGCCGGTGGCGTGCCCGTCGTAGGCGACAAAACACAGGATGCGGTGGGCGCCCCGGAGGTTGAAGTCTTCAAACCGGAGGCTGAACAGGCCACCGCGTAAAACGTAACCGTTTCGTCCGTGGCATCCATGCTGAAGGTCAAAGGAGAAGAACCACTCGCCACTAGTTGTGCCCCGGTGACCGAGTGGTAGCCGGTTACCCAAATTTGGGCAAAGCTGTAAAGGGAATCTCCCGAGGCTGGCAGCCACGTAGCGGTAACCACCGCCACCATCTGGCCGTTCAACTTGGTCGGCACTTCGGTAACCACTAGATTAGTCACTTGCTTAGGCGTGCCGGCCGCAGCAGTTGGAGCTACGGTTGTCCCAGCTGAAGCTTGCTGCGTAGCCGGTGAAGTACCGGTGGCGATGACGAGGGTTCCGAGGTTAGAAGGAATCTTCGGAACGCTCGACTGAATGCTGCTCGGCGGGTTGAGGTCCGAATCAGCGCTGTTGTTGGCAATCCCCGGTGGAAAGACTCCGCGCGAGGGAAGGAGCGAAACTTTAGTTGAGACGGGCGGCATCGGCGCCACTTGTGACACGGGAGCAGCAGCCTCCGCCTGCGCAGGTCGCGCCGCGAGGTTAGCCTGATAAATTTTGTTAGCGTTTACCGCTTCGTCAATCGTCGGCATTTAAACCTGCTCAGGAACTAGCACTCCTCGAATCGAAAGGGCTAGCAGTTCATCCTTCGTGTCGTTAGCCGCGCCGCTAAGTTTAATTTGCAAGTACCGACACAGTGGTGGCACCGGCCCCTGCGAGAGATAAAACCGGTTCGAGTAAACCGAAGTGCTCGGCACGAGTTGCGGTGGGTCATTGACCTTCTGCTTCAACTCTTCGAACGTACCGCTGATCTCGTCAAGCAACACTTCAACTTTAGCCGTCGTACCGACGGCCACCATCTCCGTAGTGATCGATTCCGTCTCGGCTAGCGTGCCCGCCGTTGCTAGAACAACGCAACCGATGGTGCCATCCCAGGTGTAGGACGCCCCATTATCCTCAAACACCGTGATATCTCGAACAAGTACCACACCGGTACTCGTCTGTCCCACTAGGAGTTGAAACACCCCGGGAGTGGTCTCAACCGAAGCTATCGCGCCAACACCGTTGGCCACCGTCGCCTTTGGCGACCAGAGCGGCGTCTGCTCACCCGACATGCTCGCGCCTACCTGGTTCGGGTTGACCCGGTACCACCCCGTACTGCCATCGGCAAAATAGATCGCGTTGTCCTGCGACCCGGCGATGTGTCGCGCCACGTACACCTCCGTGGGGTCAAAGGTCGTCTCGAGGACGTCGCCTACCGGAAAGCCCATCTCCAGGGAACCGGTGCTGAGGTTGATCATCAAGAATTGACGGTCCGCCAGATACATGTAAAGGTTGCTGCCCTCTACGTCCAACGCGTTCCAAGAGCGCAACCCGTGGCCGCTGAAAATCTTAGTCGGGCTGTAAGACGACAGGTCACTACCGGTTACGATCCAAATGTCCGAGGTCGTCCAAACCAACAATCCCGCCGCGGTCGACAGCTTCCGAACCACCGGGGCGTCGAACGGCACGAGGTTTAGCGCGGGCCAAGACTCGGCCGAAACGGCGTTGAGAATGACGTTCAACGAAACGGCGTTGTCCGGTCCCGCCGAGTAGTACACGTTGTTACCTGAGTGCACCCAAACCCGGCCGGAGTGAAACACCGGGTCAAGCGCCCCGGTAGGCGGCGGGGTGTTCAACAAACCAACGGGCGCGTAGATCGAAGTGTTCAGCCCCGAGTCTTGCACGGTGTCAACGTAGGTCCAGGTGCCGGCGCCCGGGTTAGTAACCGTAGCTAACTGGTAGAAGAACGCGCCCCCGTCAACGTTGCGATAAATGGCGACCTCGTCAACCTGCGGATCGGTCGAACCGTCACCGTCCACCGTGATGCTCTGTCCCAGCAACGGTCCAGTGGCGGCACTGACCGGTGACACGTTCGACGGTTGACCGGTAGCGCTGTTCAAAAACGCGTAGTAGTATTGATACCCGGTCTTCGGACTAAGAAACCCACTCGGAGCCTGCATCGTCCACACTAGGGTAGCGCCATCGGCTGTGGTCGATCCTTGCGACGTAGCCCACACGGGAGCCGTTCCGCCACTGGTGCCGGGCGTAGTAACCTGCTGGAGGTTCCCGTTCGAGTCGATAATTTGATTGCCCAGGCTGTAGGCGTGTGAGTGAACCCAAGCGCTACCTACGGACGAGAAGGAAAGCGTCGGCGCCGTAACCGGGGCCAAGATGCCGGTGAGGTAAACGCCCTGCGGCTTGGTCGTGGTGAGCTGGGTCGGGGTTGCCGGGCCTCCCACCTCGAGCTGTGCCCCGTACACGTAAACCGGGGTGGTTGCCGTCGGAGTAGTAATCACAACCGTCAAACTTTGCTGCCCCGAGGTTGACAAACCGGAGCTCATCGTACCCGTGACCTGGTACTTAACCCAGGAGGTAGTGAGTGCCTTTACGCTACTAACCGCAACGAAGTTAACCTGGTCAATGATCTCCAGGGTTACCGACTCCGCCCCGCTAGCTACCTTCAGCCAGACGGAGAACGTAAAGGTGTTGCTCGGCACCGGTGTGTAGTTCGGCGTCACCACCTGCTGAACGTTTGACAGACTGCTGGCAAAGACCCAAGAAATCTTGGTCGCAGCCGTGCCACCTAGCGGGTCAGTCTGTCCCGCCGTCAACGGCGCGTTGGCTTTCGCCCAAGCGGCGTTGGTGAAAGTATTTGAGTAAGTCAGCAGGTTCGGGCCGACGATCTTATACGCCTCGACCCCATCGTACATGTAAAGCGTGTCCACTAGGTCCAGGAAGTTGGTCTGCTCGGCTGAAGTGGCCTTGTCAAGATAGATGCCAGCATGGGTGGTACTGTAATTGTAAACCGCCGAGGCCGTGTCCACCATCAACACCAAACCGAAGGGCTTGACGGACTGCCACTCGTAAAAGGTCAACGGCGCCGGAATAGAAGAAGTACCGTAGGCCACTAAGCCCGGACGACGCTGCAAGGTCAACTTGTTCGAGATCTCACAGTTACTACCAGCCAACAGCGCATCGGGCCGGCCACCCATAAACCGAGTGCCGTAGCGGGTGTCGATGCCCGCAAACGGTGAGCGCTGCGTCATCAATCCGCTAAGGAACTTGATGGTCGCAAGGGTAGTGTACTTCGTTTCTACTCGTGCACCTTTGAGCTCTAAAAGACCCGGATCAAGCATTACTTATTCCTTTTGAGTTCTTCAATTTCAGCTTTAAGCTCTTTCACAGCATTGACTAGCGCTGCAATAATAGGCCTATCGTCAAAGCCCAAATACTCCGTTCCATCTTTTGCCACTTGTTTACCTACTTGCGATTCAGGTATCGCTTTTTGAGCGTCTTGTGCCCCAAAGCCCACATATTCAGTGCCACTAGCATCACCGGTGACTTCCTGTCCGCGTTCATTCCACTTGTAGCGAATAGGATGAAGAGCGAGTATCTCGGATAAACCGCCCTCATAGGATGTATGGTCTTTCAATCGTTCATCCGAAGTAATAGTAAAGGTTGTAACGATGCCCCCAATCGTCGCTAGGGTTGCCGGCGTACCGACTGTTTGAGTAACACCTATCGTTCCGTTAGCATAGTAAGCGGTCTGAACGTTAAGCGTACCGGTACCTTTACTCCCACTCGATGGAGCACCGACAACTACTCCACCTTTGGTGAACTCTCCTGCTACTCCCGCTGCGTCAGCCGTTTCTGCGTGGATAGCAATTTCAGCACTAGTAGTATTTGAAGCAGCAGCCTTGAACCATCCAGCGTAAGCCTTATCACCCTCGGTGTCTGAACCGATGTGAGTTGCTCCGATAACAGCATAAATTTTAGCCGTGCCGCTTCCGCCCATCCCGTCATTACTACCAATAATTGTAAAATTAGGGGCAACAACAGAAGGAACCTCTGCAGAAGAACCTTCAACAATATTCAATGACGTTCCGGTTGCTACGCCCAAAACAGGAATGGTAAGAGTAGGATTATATGCTAGAACAATGTCGCCCGTACCTGTTTGATTTGAAGTTACTAAACCCGTTCCCCCGTTGATTGAAAGTCCCGTATTCGCTCTGCTTGTCGAAATGTCTACGTTTCCGGTTGCTAACTCTCCAATACACGCTAAATTTCCAGTACTGTCAGAAAAGTTAGAAAGAAAACAAATCCCCTGGGACGGTTGACTTGGCCCAGAAGCAATAGGATTAAACTCTATTCCAGCTTTACCGGCTGAAAAATTAGCAATCGTGGGAGCTAACGTGGCGCCAACATCAAAACGAAGTCCTTTTGTCCAATGATAGGGGCCACCAGAATTAGCAGCTGGTTGAGAAATGTAAATGCCGATAGCCGTCGTCGGTTGAGCGGTAAAAGCACCGCCAACTATGTGTGCTACTGGAGCTGAGGTAGTGTTAGTAGCTAAGACGTAAGTTTCAGCGCCAAAATAGTTATTATTCGGAAAGCCCGCGCCCCCGTCAGAACCAATAAAAATTCCTCCGTGAACCGACGCGCCATTCACAGCAGAACGTGCCATTCCTTGCACGCCGATTGCCGGAGCAGTAGAAGATAAATTGTTCGCGTAACCTTGCACTCCCACCCCTTGGATAAACGTACTCGCGCCGTTTGGAACGATAATTGCCCCGGTGATAGCTTCAGTTTGCCAAGCCGCGCCTGAATAGAACTGATATTCCGTCAAAGGATCGGCACTATTTATTAACGATTCCAAGTAAAGGTGCATAGACCCTGGAGTAAACAACCCGGAAGAAGACTTAACTACGTTTCCGGTAAAGGTCTCTGTTCCACTATGACTATCGTTATTAGTAAACGCATTCGTCCCACTGAAGATGTTGTTGCCCGTGAGGATGCTTGTCGGAACCGGACCGGCGGGAACCGGGATCACCGAGACCGGCGGATAACTGTCAAGGTCGATCGGCCCCGCTCCGATCAAACTGTAGATAGCCATCGCTTTGGAACCAAACGAAACCTGGTACAGCGTCGAGGCGGGTGAGATCGTGTCGTTGCCCTGAATCGACCCACTGAACAAACCGGTAGCGTCAGTAGTCAAAGTAGTGGAAATCGGCACGAGGACGTTGGTGCCCGACACAGTTGGCAGGTTCGGGGCGTAGTTCACTAGGTCAAACGTCACGTCAGTCGAAGCTAGCGGGTTACCTTGGTTGTCCTTCAGGTACCCCGAGATCGTTATCAGCGCCATGTTAGCTCACCACTCCCTCTCGTTGAAAGTACGCCCGTAACCGCTCAGTGCTTCCGGCAAAACGTCCATCCAACATTTTTTGCCGCTCGGCTTTAATTTCCGGCGTCACGTTCGGCATCGGTCGACCGTCCATAACGTAACCAAGAATCTGAAAGTTTCGCTTGTAACTCTCACTCTGGCCTAAGATCTCGCCACCGTGCGCCCCAGGTGAGAGGTAGTGGTAGTGCGCGACGGTTGGCACCAGCCAACACTCACGGCCCGTCATCCAAGCTTTCAGACACAAGAACGGTTCTTCACCACCCCAACCGGTCATCAGGTTGGTATACCCGCCCGAACTCAGGTACCACTCCCGGTTCACGATGAAACACGAGTTGCCGAACTGGCTCACCCGGTACGGCTTATCGCTACAAGGTTCATACAGCAGCCGCTTGTACCAGAGACTTCCATCCCAGTCCGTGGTCGCTCCGTAGACGTCGAACATCTCCGGGCCTTCGGCCCGACGTGAACAGAAGGTTAGGGCTGCGCGTAGGTACTGGTGCTCCAATAAAAGTTTCGGTACGTCGTCAACCACCACGTGCGACTCCAGGACGAGAACGTCAGCGTAGCGCGCTACCCGAATGCCCGCGTCGCGTGAAGCCTGCGGTGAGCCGAAGTTACCGCGGAGGCAGCGAAAGCCTTGATTTTCCCACTTAACTTCCGTCCCGCCGTCGGCTACGATGATGATCTCGTGCGGCGCCGCTAGTTGTTCGAGCTGGCAGGCGACGGCGAAGGCCGTTAAGTAGCAAGCTTTGTCGTCGTGGCAACTTGTAATTACGACAGAGAGCATTACTGCTGCTCCTCGGCGCTGAAAAAATCTAGCTTAAGATTTAACTTAGCCTGGCACAGAGAACAGTCGGGATTGAATTGATGACGGGCAACGTGCCAACGAGTATGTCTTCCTGACTCTTGGCTAAGATGACCATATTTAAGTCCTAACTCACGTGCTTTTCCCGGATTATTTTTATGCATAAGTGCCCATCCACCTTTGTCGCTAGCTTCTTTTTGATGCTCAGGTGTGCGAGATTTTGCCAACGCTGCGAGAGAATTTAGATTAAGTCCACATTGACGCGCCATTTCAGGGTATAACTCTTTCGAACGATTACCACCTATTTGTCCCATTTTTACCGCATGCTCATGAGTACGACATCCGCCCAGCATTCCATACTTTTTTCCCAGTTCAACGGCTCTAATATGTGAAATATGAAAAGCATTTCCACCAGAAGATACATTACATAACTTAGGATTAACCACACGAGATAAACCAATCCAAAGTTTTTCAGCTTCTTGCCATCTATTCATTAGTACTTCTTTTTCAAGAAATTTCCAATGAGGTTCAACACCCTCTAACTTAAGTTGCTCAAACCAGGTATAAAGAAGCGGATTTACAGTTTTTCCGGTATGCAAGAAATACTTCCAATGCGACTGGGCCCGATTAGCCAAGCCCTTTCCTACATACATAGGAATTTGTTGAGGATCACGCGGATCATAGAGGCAATAAATACAGGTAATTTTTATTGCCACGACGGCCACCCTGGGTACCCCCAAGTTCCAACTCCACCACCCTCACCCGAACCACCGGTGATCGGCGCCGACGGGTAGAAACCGAACTCTTGGTACTCACGGTCGGACGCGCCCATCGCCATCTGAATGTCTTCCATCCACTGGGCAAACTCTGCTGGAAACTTAGCCCGGTCAGTTTGCTTGGTACAGTAGGCCAAGAAGCCCTGCTTCACCAAGTAGTTGAGGTCATCCGGGATCGGCGTGATCGTCTGGGTCAACGTAGTGATGTTCGGTGGCTTCTGTTGATAAAGTACCCGCAGCTCCCACACCACCGACTGGTAGGTAGCCAAGAAATCCACGCGCAGTGCGACCCCGTTCGGGTCCACCACCGTCCAGGTGACCGTACCGTCGAGCACCGTCGTACCAGCGGCAGCATTCGCCGCCGGCCAAGTGGGCGCCGTAGCACCCGTGATCCCGTAAGTCGTCACAACGAGGATGTTACCGTTCGGATCCGTGATAGCCGTCAGTTTGTTGAGTGTCGGTCCGCCACCCTGGAGGACAAGCGGGTTGGTGTAAGCTGTAGTCGGCCCGGGATCGGCCGGTTGGCCGCGGCCCCAAACTCCCGTCTGTGCAATAGCGTTGGGAATCCACGAGACCTTCTGTGGCCGGCCGGGAATCATCGTCGGCAGCAAGCTGTTCACTGTGTTGATCGGCAGGATTGGCGTCGGGACAGCTGTGTTGTTGATGTCCGCGATTATTGCTGCCTGCAACCAGCCTAAGTTATTCTGGCTGATCGATGTTGGGTAATCTTGCTGGTAGGGAGAAGTTTCAATGACCGGGAACTTCGCCGCGTTAAATTTCCAGGGGTTAGTCTTAGCGAGGATCTTCTTCACCACCTCGTCGAGAAAGGACACGGCCGGCTGATCCGCGTAACCGGCGAGTCCGACCACCGGCGTGGTCCACGGGAACGTTCGAGCGTAGTCAACCAACTTTTGTGCTGTAAGCGTAGATCCTGTTGTACTAGGCATGTTATAACCTCACCTGCTTCCCTTGGGCGGCGTCCATCGCCGAGTTCGACTGGGTCCGAAGGATCCGGAGCTGATCCTCCAGGAAGATAGCCTTCTCCGTGGCAGTCAATCCTTCGGCCGCTCCTACCAACTGGCGGAAAAAGATCTGCATGTTGGCCATGTAGAGCTGGGCTGAATAAATTCCTTGCATGTAGGCTAGCAGTCCCGCCTCGTAGAGAAAAGCGTACCGGTCGGGAATTGGTGCCCAAGTGGCGCCCACCGAACTAGCTAGGATGGCAGCCTTCTGGTACTCCAGGGTGATCACATAGGCCTTATCCGGTGCCGGCAGCAATCGAAAGGTGATCGTACCGTTGTTGTCGTCGGTGATCGGTGCGATCTTTTGCGGCCGGTTCTCCTTCGACTCCTTTGACAGTACTTGGGCTACTTCAATCTCGAACACCGGCGGGTCGTTAGAAGCTAAGGTTCCGTAAGCTTTTTCCAGAAATCCCCAATCGCTTAAAGATACGGCGTAGTCGGTAGTTCCCGCCGTGCAGGTGAGGGTCGAATCTTCCTTGCGATTCCAGCTCCACTTGAACGGCGGCGCGAGGATCGACTGCATCACCTTGTTGGCCGCGGTCAGGCCCGGTTCGTTTGGGATGCCAGCCACCCCGGTCGTCGGCCGCTGCTGAACGAAGGCCGCAACCCAGTTGAGCGTGTCCTGAATCTTGATGGTTGTGTTCGACATAGTTTAGTTCCCACTCTCCGGAATTCCGTCAGGATAAGATCGTCGTAGCGCGAGAACGTTGTGCGCCCGGGCAATCAAACCGCTAAAATTTTGGTGCCGCGTTGAGATCTTCTTAGCTTCAACTTCGAGCGCGGCAGCGTTCACTTTAGAATGCTGATCCGCGTGGTGCCGAAATATTCCCAACGTTTGCTCCAAGAACAGCGGTTCGCGCCGTTCCCAAAATCGCAACCACAACTCGTAGTCAGCCGCGTGACGGTACCGCAGGTCAAACTTTCCCGCTAGCTCCATCAGCTGCCGGTTCCAGAACACCGCGGGCTCTCCGATGCAATTACGCTCTAGAAGCTGCTCGTAGGTCGTCGGCGCGCCGTCAATTCCCAACGTCTTACCGGTAACGTCGGCCGAAACCGTCTGGCCATATAACCAATAAGGACCACCGAAGCGCTCTGCCTCAAAAGCCGCATTCACTGCCGTTAAAGCCCCTGGGCACAAGAGATCATCGGAGCACATGAAGTACAGAATGTTGCCGGTCGATTGTTGAAGGCATTTATTAACTGCGTCAAAAATGCCTCCGTCACGACCCACCGCGTACTTAAAGTCAAACAAGCTAAGAAGCAGGTCAACGTGTGAGTCACTTACGATCGAGCGTTCCGGATCACCGTCCTGCAGTATGAGCTCCACGTCATTGTATTCTTGCAAGAGGATCGAGTGCAGTGCACTACACAGCACCTTAGCACTGGAAATCCCCATCACCGGTATACAAATCGAAATTTTCATGCAAGTTCCATCACCTGAAGAACCTCTTGCAACCGATGAGTATAGGTATCGTGGGCCTTAACGTACTCAAAGCAGCGCTTCCGAATCTCTTCACGCTCGGTCTCGTGGGCTAGGTAGTAATCAATCTTCGCAATCAGGTCAGCCACGTTTTGCGGCTCGTACGTGGCCGTGGGAATGGCCATTCCCTCGGTTCGCGGATAGAGGATGAATCCGCCCCGCCCACAGGTCTCAGGTAAACGATCACTCCAGTACTTGGGTTGCCCGGCGAAACAGTGGTCGCCCACCATCACCTTTACCGACGCGTACAAATTGTTGAGGTTCTGCTCGCGGTAACCCTGAAAGACTCGAAACCGAGGTCCGTAGTGCCGCTGAAGTGCTGCAACCATTATACCACGAAACGGATATTCCGGATGGTAGTTCGCGCTTCCCGCAAAACCAACGTCGACCGCCAAGCCCGGTTGCCGGTTTCCCTCATAACAACCATACTCAACCACCCCGGGCGGTAGCCAATGATGGTTAACACCACGGTCCTTGAACCAATCGTCGTGAGCCCCGTCCGTCGAGAACCAGTAGTCCGTCTTCCAGTCCCAGGCCTGTCCTACCCGGTCCGCTCGCTTGTCCCAGGTGCTCAGCCCGTGGTAGTAGTCCAAGTGGTAGGACATCGTGGGGACGCCCAGGTCCTTAATCCGGCGCATCATCTCTTCACAGGAGAACGATCCCGGGGTTGACCACCCGTGGGTGTGGGTTAGCTGGCAAAGCTGAGCACCGTGGCACGCGTTAACTACCTCATCCGTAGTCGCCCGGTTCTCCTGCAGTGCCACCACCTGGTGCCCTAATTTCTCCCAGGTACAACGGTGGTGTGACTCCGTGGAAAAAGGAACCGAAAAGTTGCCCAGAAAAACGATCTTCATGACAACTGCTCCCGGTACCACCACACCGTCTTGCGAAGCAACTCTTCAAAACTCTCCGACATCTTCCAATGAACGTGCTGTGGCGTACCTTTCACGCTCAAGCTGTAGCTAAAATCGTGTCCTGGCCAAGCGTACTCGATCAGCCGGTATTTAAGTTCAACACCCAAAATGCCAGCCACTAGTTGCGCCATCTCTAGGTTGTTTTTCCTGACGCCCTCAGCCACGTGGTAGGCTTTGCCCGGTTCGCCCTCTTCGGCGAGGTAAATCAACGCCCGAGCCTGTTCACCCACGTAAGCCCAGTTACGCGAACCTACCTTGCCGCTTTCCGCGTGGATGTCGACCGTCTCACCCCGTAGTAATCGACCGACGACTAAAGGCACAAACTTCTCAAGATGTTGACGCTCGCCGTACATATTTATCGTCCGGGTAATCAGCGCCGGTATGCCAAAGGACCGAAAGTAACTACGAACTAAAAACTCTCCGCCGGCCTTGCTGGCTGAGTAAGGGTTCGTCGGCCGCAGCCGATCACCCTCGTGGTACGGCTCGTTGCCCGCCGGCCCAAAAACCTCGTCCGTCGACACGTAGACAAACTTTTTAACCGGATATTTTCGGGCCCACTCCAATACGTTCAAAGTGCCCAACACGTTCGATCGCACGAACGTCTCCGGATCCTGTAGCGACCGCAGCACGTGACTCGCTGCCCCGTTGTGGATCACGTAGTCTACCGGGCCAAGGTCGGGCAACGATTGCGTAAAATCATGGTAGACAAACTTGAACCGCAACCCCGTTAGATTGGCTAAGTTCACTAACGGGCCGGCATAAGTTAGACAGTCCAAACCTAGGACCTCGTGATCCTGACGCAGTAATTCTTCTACGATGTGCGACCCGGCAAAACCCGCGGCGCCGGTAACCAGAAAGCGGCTCATACGAGCGCCTCCCGGTGGACGTCGTACCACTGCGCGGTAGCCGCTAGAGTCTCGTCAAAATCAGCGCTAAAGTCTAAGCCCAACTTCGTATCCTTTAAAGCGTACCGCAGGTCATGTGACGGGCCAGGAACCACGTTCTTGACGCAAAACGACACATCCAAAGCTTTAGCCAACCCTAAGATGATGTCTAGATTGCTACGTTCCGGTCCGATCACGTGATAGATTCCAGGCTTAACACCAACTAGGTTCAATAATGCTTGTGAGAAGTGACCAACGTGCAGCCAGTTTCGTGAACCACACCGCCCGTCTGGGCCAACGTGGCACTTAATTATCTGCTTCTCAAGCAAGTTCTTAACTGCCATCGGCACGAAGCGTGTTAACTGCTGCCCCGGCCCAAAGATGTTCATCATTCGCACGGTGACGGCCGGCAATCCAAATGAAACTCGGTAGCTGTTCACTAGGGCTTCGGCAGCCGCCTTGCTAGCTGCGTAGGGATTTGACGGCCGCAACGAGGCATCTTCAACCAGACACGTCGGAAAAGGAGCCGCCCCCACTGCCTCCCCGCTTGACACGTAGACAAACTTTTTCAGCTCTAACTTTCGGGCCAATTCCAGGGTGTGGTAGGTCCCTACCACATTTGTGGTAACCGTCAACACCGGGTCTGCTAGGGACTTGATGCCGGACACGTCCGCCGCTAGGTGAACTAGGTAATCGGCATCCTTAACTCGTTCGACGAGCTGTGTTGGTACCTCAGCTCGCAGATCGTGGTAGAAGCGAAGCACCCGGGGCAGGTCAGGTTGGTATTGCCGTTCGATTGAATAGACCTCCCAATCGGTACCCTCGAGAACGTCCTCGAGAAATCTTCTGCCGATAAAGCTAGTCGCGCCCGTAAGTAAGAGTTTAGGCATAGTCTAGGCCGTCCGCTTGACGGATATTCACTACGTTTCGCCCGTCAAGATGGTAGCACCGCCCCATCATCGGTCCAGGCGGTATATAGCAAGCCATCTCATCAAGGGCCCCGATGAACCTCATTCCCTCGGTCAACTCGTCACGTTCAAGAAACTGTGGCGTGAGCATGAACGGAACCAGCCGGCGGTACCAGTCGCTGTTCGCAACGTGTGTCGGGCACTGGAACCACGTCGTCGGCAACAGGTTGACCCCGTGGTAGCATTCCAGGGCGCCAAAACTATGATCCCGGCTGGTTAGTTCCCAGTCCCCTAAGCGATCCTGCCGTAACTGAACTAGTTTGTAACGACACGTTGGGTCCAGCAACACCTCAGCGATCCCGCACCAATCGACATACAATTTTCGAAGCCCCCAATCGCCTTCCGCAACCATGACTAGTGGTGTCTTTACCACGTTCAAAAGTGCCTCACGTAGCATCAGGGACTGGAGGTGCCGCCCCTTGAATGCTAGTAGCTCCCAACCTTTTCGTCGCGCTTGGTTCTTAAACTCAACATAGCTCCCAGGCTCATCCCCATCCGTCCCATCCGCTAATACCACGATCCTCATGTTGGGTAGGTGATAGCGGATCGAGTCATAAACGTTTTCCAGCAGCCAGGTACTTGGGTGCGACGGCACCGGCGAAGTAAAAATCACGGTCGTTAGGTTAACCTGTACGAACTCATCGGCTGGGGTAAACGGCCGCGCCCCCTGCCGCATGACGGCCTTTACGTCGAGCGGCAACGGTACGGCGAAACGTGCGTCGTCGTCAGTTCGTATCATCGATTGGGTGCCTCGCCACGTTGGGCGCACGTCGCCGCGGTCCGCGCCCAGTCCATGAGGTGCTCGGCGGGCGTCGTCGCTCCCGCCTGCACCACGTTCTCCCAACATCGCAAAGCCCAGGCCGTCTCAACGACCGAGATCATCGTCGCATCCTCCCGGGTCGGTGCCGGCGTTCGCTCAATCACCCCTTGTGCGATGTCGCCGTGCTCATCATACTTCCCGGCAAGCCATTCTGTAGCCCAGGCGTTCCATCTATCATAACTATTTATTGGGGGAGCCGTGCGAAAAGCATCAATTCCTTTCCTGACCAAGGTCTCAACGTCCTTGCGCCCGACCGTTGAAAAATCAGCGGCGTCTAAAACCTCACGCACCCGATAGTTGGCAATCGGCGGTCTTAACCCCTTGTTTATCTCGTGCATCAAACGCGTGCACAACGCCCGACCTGCCCGCCCCGTCGGATAATTGTATCCCCCGATGGACCGATGCCACTGATGCGTAACGACAACGGGTACTAGAGTCCGCACCTCAATCTTGTTTTTTCCTAACAGGAACGCGAAGTAGTTGTCGTCGTAGCTGTAGCCCTCCATCGCCTCCTCAAAACCGCCCACCGCCAACAGCGTCGACTTTTGCATACAGCCAAAGCTAGAATAGGGCAGCCCGCAGCTAACCCTAACTTTTCCTGTCGCGTCAGTCTCGTACCCCGTCGAGCAAGTCATGAGCACCCGCGGGTTATCCACGACCTGCGCAACTAACTCCTCAATGACTCGAGGAGTATCGTGCCTAAACTCAGCATCTTGGAAAAGGACAACCTCATTTGACGCCGCCGCGATAGCCCGGTTGTGCAGCACCGACAGGTTGCCGAACGGCTGATTCGCCGTCCAGTAATGATCGCGGCCTGACTCAATCGGCGCGGGCCGTGCCGGAACACTCAGGTGCCGCGCACCGTAACGTTGGGCGATCTCGGCAACCACCCCACCATCATCCCCGTCCTCGACGATAACAACCTCAAGGGCAGGATAATTTTGGCGCGCAATCGAATCCAAGCTTTTCACGAGCTGCGCCGCGCGATCCTTATAGATTATGACTAGCGATACGGGTGGAAGGATCATCAGGAACGTTCCTCTGGCTCGAACAACCAATGCTCTTGAATAGCGTTATCGAGCAAGGTCTCTCGGTAACCTAGCCCCTTCATAAAAGCGTGTAGTTCCACGTCACTCGTCCCAAAAAATTCCGGCATTTGCTTCAAATGAACCTCAACCCACACTAACGGCCGGCCGCTCTTAAGCGTTTCTTCTGCCCCGCGAAGGACTAACAGTTCGGCACCCTCCACGTCCATCACGATCCCGGCCGGAGTGCCCGTGATTGAAACGACCGTGTCAAGCCTGAGCCAGGGTCGGGCCATCACCTCGGGGTACTTCTCACGATCACTTAGTAGGCGAAAATTTAACCCTTCCTCCGCCTGAGCCACGATTGACTGTTCCGCCTCCGGAGGAAACTTCCCAACGTGCACCACACTTCGAGGGTCCAGGCCGGGCCGATCGGTATCGTTTAAAAACCCCGCGTAGGTTGCCCGAGGCGCCACGTGACCCTGGGCGTTCCAGTAAGCCCGGATGGTTCCCCAATCCATTTCTCCGGGCTCGACGATCACGACGTTCTCGGGGCCGACGATCGTAGCAAGAATGTCCGAGGTAATCCCATCATACGCGCCCACGTCAAACACCAACTCACCTGGTTTCAAGAGACCACGTACGCTGTTAAACACACTCGGCTCATACCGTTCCCGCATGTTTGTGTTCAGGTCGCCCATGCTCACGGCTACCACTCCGCCGGGTCGCGTCGACCGGTGACTCGGTCTGTGCGTCCATCGTGATGCATAAACGGAAGCTCGCCGTTGAGGTAAATCACAATCTTGTGTTCTTCCCACTGTGAGCTAGCTACCGGTCCGTACATTTTCGTCTCGATCATCTTGCGCTCAAAGGGAGCAAAGTATTCGCTCAAAATCTTTCGGTGATAGTCCGTTCGCGACACTAGCGGCCATTGTGAGTACTGTACCGTTTTGACAAAGCGTGAACTGCCGTGGGTAAACTCACCCCGCATCAGGTAAGCATGCTCCCACCAAATGTCCTTCCAATTGTAGAACCGAACAATGTTGGCATCGCCTTTCAGCAGCAGGTCGAAGATGTCGGAAAAGACGACCTTGGTTTCAGGTTGAAAAACCGCATCGTGTTCCACGAAGAGAATCAACGGGGTGGTAACCTTCTCAAGGGTTCTCTTCGTCATTTCTGCTTGCTGCCACGGCTCGTCAAAAAGCATCAGCTCGGTTCGACCCAACTGGTGTGAGTCAATCTTCTCGGCCAACCGTTTTTTGTACTCCTCATACTGGCCGCGGCGGTGCTCCACCGCAGGCCGTATCCCGTCGGCCATTACGATGATCCGTGCCTCGGGAAAATAAGAGCGAATACCGCCGATGCACTCCTCGATCAATCCCGTATCCGGGTGGCGCGGGATGGGGCTGGTAGGAATGAGCGCGGTGACTTGGTCATCAAGCATCTAAGGCTCCCACCGCTCGTAGGTCCTCTTCAAACCACCGCGGCATCCTCGCCTTGTAACCCGCCCACCAGGTTTGCAACCTATTGCGGTTTGCCGGCCACTCCCTCAAGACCTGCTCTAACAACCGCGGGAAATCCTGCCAGTTCGTCAGGGTGGGAAACGGCAGTTCTTCACCCAACACGTACTTCCAATAGCTCGTACCTACGATGAAACAATCTTCTACCACCGGCACACAGCCGGCTTCGAGGGCCTCACCCATGCGAAGGCTCTCGGGAAAAGCCGCCCCACCCGGACAGGCGATCACCTTAGACTCGGCCACCTTGCGGTAGTACTCGTCCCGCGGCAGACCTTGCCAGAACCCCGAGGACTGGTAAACGTAGCCGTTGGGCAACGATCTTAACTGGGACACGCACGCTTGGCGAGTGGCGCTGTTCACCTGCCCGGCGTAAGAAAAGTCGAGCGTCTTGTTCGCCAGCACGTCTTGTAGATGCTCAAGGTACATGGGGCAGTCTTGAGGATAGCCCGCCGTTAGCCGACGATCCTCATAGTCGTGCTTTCCAGGGATGGGATACTGGCGCCAAACCTTACGCCTCGGACCAACAAAGGGACGGGAGTTGAACCTCCGGCACTCGTCGCCCATCACGACCGTCAACGCCCAAGAAAAAGAAGCCATCCGGTTTAGCAGGTCAGCTTCTTGACCCGCCAGGTGCTCGCCTTGGATAACGACCACCGCACCCGAGGCATCACTCGGCAGCTCAGCCCATCCATTTCTATGGACGAATCCCACCTCCGCCCGATCGATGGCAGTGTTCAACAGCGTGTTCGTTGCGTAGCGCGATCGCCCGTCACCCCCCAATACTCCTTCACTCCAGACGACGTTAATTGGCGACATGCTGTACCCTTAAAATACTCGGCGGCAAACACCCCATCGAATGCTCGTAGCGCTGCGCCGGCAACGACGGGTTAAACGGAATGTTCAAAGTCTCACGCACTTTCTTCTCAAGCCAATCACGCCACTCAGCTAACTTTACGCAGCTTAAAAAGTCCGTAAACACGTAGGACACGTACCCGTCATTCGGATCGCCTTTGTAGTAATCTGCAACTCTGGTGTAATCCACTTCTAGGCTATAAAGTGCGTCACCGTTTATCACGTACTTCCAGATTCCTTCCTCTTGTGACACGAGGAAAGCGTTGTCATAATAAGGCGTGCCGGGATACGGGGTGATGATCGTCGCGTCGAAGTCATCCGGACGGACCTTCAGCAACCAGTCGTAGGTTTCAAGGACCGTCGCAGCCGATTCACCGGGATGGCCGAGCGACATTAACGCCTTGACCTTCAGCCCGTGACGTCGCGCGATCTCAACCGCCCGCGTGTTATCCTCTCGCGTGGCCTTCTTCTGGATATTCTTCAAGATACGCGGTGACCCCGACTCAAAACCTACTAAAATCCACCGGAAGCCGGCCCGGTACATCGCCGCTGCCTGCTCGTCGGTGAGCAACTCGGCCTTCACGAAACCCCGCAGCTTGAACTCGACATTAAGTTCTTGAGCGAGCTGCCCAATCGCGCCCATCAGCTTTACCATCTGCGGGTTCACGTTCAACTCGTCGTCGTAAACCATGAACCCGGTGAACCCGTAGGTCTCGTACAAGTGTCTTAGCTCAGCGACGATACTCTCAATTGACCGCATTCGGATCTTGCGGAACGTTGGCGAACTCCGTCCGCCGCAAAACCCACACCCGAAGGGACAACCCAGCTGCGCGATCAGGCTCGTGGCCCGGGCTCCGTCAATCTGGTAGTGGTAACTGCCCACGTCCACTAGGTGCCGAGCCGGAAAGGGTAGCTCCGAGAGCACCTGGTTGATCAAAAACAGGTCCGATTGGAGGTCGTCGGCATCCACCAGGGTGGTCGACGGGTTCGAAAGGGCCTGAAAAACGGCCTTTTCGCCGTCCCCGGCCACTAGCTGGTTAAAGTGGGCCTGTAGCTGCCTAAAGGCTTTTTCGGCCCTACTGATACCCTTTTTCCGGGCCGCGTTAACTAGGGTGACGTGCGGACCACCCAAAATCAGCCGAGCGCCGGGTTTGTTCAGCCGAATTACGGTGGCAACCTCGATCGCTGCCGGTAACTGGGGGGTCGTGGCCGTCAACCCAAAAAGTTCTACCTCCGAACTGAGAACATAGTCCCGAACCGCTTCCCCGTAATTAGCCACGCCCGAAAGGTCTAAGACTTCAACCTGGTGCCCCGCGTTTTCTAGTACCGCCGCCACCCGAAGGATGCCCAGCGTCATGAACACGCGCTCATCGAGCAGGAACACGGAGGGCGGAACGATTAGGCAGAGCTTCACGCTACTCCTACCAGCGACAAAAACTTCTGCCGAAAGTCCTGACGCGCAACTAAGAAAGCTTCACGGGCTGCACACGACCGTCGTTCCAACTCGTTAGGATGACTCGTTGTTTCGATAGCTTTGCACACCGCCGCTTGCACTCCTATTAGACTTACTTGATTAAGTTGAGCTAAGGACCGCGGCGTCTGACTCACGACCGGTATCTTCCACTCGGTTACGATCCCATCAAACTCGTTCATCGGCGGCGCGTCGGTTGTCAACACTAGGGCACCGCAGCCTAGCCCTTCGTGAATCGCGTGCCCAAACCCCTCATAGGCACTCGGCATCAAGTGAAAGCGATGCGAGTTCATCAACTGTACCAACTCATCCTCGTTCACTCGCGGGATCCATGTGACATTATCGACGTCCTCACACAGCGCCTGCCACTTCTTTTGCAGCGTGACCACCGTCAACGGAAACGGCTTGTAGGCCCAGTTACCGTTTTTCCACGCTTGGATGACCGCCTCGGTATTCTTAAACTCCGAGCCACCCGCCAGGTGCAAGAACTTGTTCTCTCGCGGTATTTCCGGGTGGTAAAGGTCACGGGCTTCAAAGCCCACGTACACACACTTCGCTGGGTCGACCTTCTGACACCAGTGGCGAAAAGAATCCTGCGTCTTACAGCAAACTTTGGTGATGCGTGGCAAAAATTGGTCGTTGAGACTGTTCCACCACTCGTCGTTCGGAAAAAGCCAGTTTTCTCGCGAGAGCGTGAGCACGTTGGGCATCATCACTTCAAGGAAGAGATTAATATCTGCCCGTACAAAATTTGAACCGGCATAATTACAATAGTGATAAAAGTTAGTATAGACATCGTGAGTCGCGAGCAACTCACGCAGGAGTAGGGCCTCACGTTCGAGGCCCTTTCCCACGAGAGAAGTGACGATGTTAACGTCTTTACGCGCCATCTCTACCTGACTTCGCCTCGGCGCCGCGCCTTAGTTTGAGCATCATGCAGGTCAAAACGATTCTTATGCTCATCATCTGTGGAAGAAGTAACCTCAACGTCAGGAACGAGTCCTTCGTGACGATTACCGCAAATTGGGCACGTATGAACCCGCAGGTGCGAAACCTTTTGGTCGTTCACCACGAACTTGTTGTTAGGATCGTTCATCGCTTATCCCTCAATTATTGCCCCGGCTTGAGCGTGCTGGCCGGCGCGACCCATGTTCTTGAGCGACTTGAGATCCTTCCGTAGCAGATCACGATCACTGGCCGTGGCGTCCGGACCTTTGGCGCAGAACTGTGAAGCGCAAGTTCCGCAAACACCGAGGATGATCCCGTTGCTGTGCTCCATCCACTTGATGTTCGAGGTGCCGTTTTCACGGGTGTGCGGGCACTGCTTTTTCGTCGCGATCTTTACCGCTTGATCGTGAGCGATTTGCTGGCGCCGCTCCTCGAGTTGCTTTTGCTTTTGCGCAAGTACCTTTGGATCAACGTAAGGCTTCCGCGACTCCAGGATAGCATCCGCCAGTTGCTGCTGCGACTTTGCCAGGTCGGCCTGCGTCTGCAAGAGCATCCGCATCACCTGATCTGTGGTCAACGTCACCGGGAAGTCAACCTTGGACACTACATCTTCATTTTGGTCTTTCACTTTGTTTCTCCTACGGGCCGTGTTGATTCTAGCTGATCGTGCCTGCTAGTAATTCGCGGACGCCGTCTTTAAAGAATACCGTTGCGAAACTCCCAAAGCTGCCGGCGATAGTTGCTCGCCGTCGGTCCGTTGCTCGGGTATCCAAAAACTTTTTCGGCCTGCTGCTCGCTAACCAACGACGTTGAGCGGCCCTTCTGGCCTGAGTGAAACTTCGGGTTGAGCTCACACTGCTTGCAGTGAGCGGCGCGCCGGGCAATCAAGCGCAGCAGCAAAGTTCGCCAACCACGACGCTGCCCAATAGCCACGTCCACGTCATTCACTAGATCGATTTCGTACTCCGGTGACTCACCAAGTTCCAGCCAGCCGATGTAAATCGGCACGTCCGTGTAGGCCAACCCGTTGGCGGTTAGCGGGTAGTTGGGTATTTCACTCACCGCCATGTTACGTATCACGTAAAGACCCACTCGGTTCTGCTGCGCGCCTGGGGCAACGATCAACGAGGGAACGATCTGCCGCAACCGTTCGATAATTTCCGAGTGATGCAGCACCCGCCCCATACGACGCTTCGCGTCGATAAACTCTTCCCACTGGTCCTTCCGGCCTTTGTGTTGTCGAATCTTGACTTGCTCTTCGTGCCTAGCGCAAACGGCTTCATCGGCACTGAGCATCATCTTACGAAGTTTGTCCGTATCGTTCTGGTTGATGCCCATCTCTTCCAAGAGGGCAGCCTTGCGTTGCTCTTCGAGATCCATCTCAGGAGCAAATTCGAATTTAACGTAACTATCGGCAAGTGCCATGCTTCAATTCCTCATTAGAGTTGGAGGGTGAGCGAGGTAGCCCACCCTCCCTTCTCAAAGACCTTAACGGCCGGTCAAGCCACCAGGATTCATCCTGGCCGTGACGTCGCCTTACGCGACAGCAGTTTCGCTAAGAATCCGACGGAACGGTAGGTAGGTCCCACCGGCTGCCGGACGCGGAGTCACAACGAACTTAAAGTTGTAACTCACCGCTCCACCAATTTCGCCGCCTGGGTCAAACGAGTTCGGGGCGAATTGGTAAATGTTGGCCTTGAAGTTGGACTCATCCGGTACGTCTTCGAACCCGCCCAAAGCGATCGAGAACATTACCTCGTCCGCCGTGATGTAGGTTGCGTAGGCTGACTTGCCAGAGGCCGGGATATTCGAAATCAGGGGAACGTTCGTCGACATCACGAAGTCCACTCCTGCGATCGGAATGATCTCGTTATCCTCGGCAAGGCCGGCTTCGATCCACTTCTGCCCTTCACGGGTAAACTTCTCGGTGTCAAGAACACCGTTGTGGGTTAGGTCGTTCGCCACGTCAGACAGAATATAGGGATGCATGATCCCACGATGCCGTCCGCCGGCAAAAGGCCGCCCGTTCTTCCCGCGAATCGTCGCCACGGCGGTATTGATAACCGCACGGGTCACGTAAGATCCGTCCGCTACCGTCACACTGGCAGTCGTGTCAGTTGAGACAGCCGCGTCAAAGCCTTGCTGAATCAACGTGTCGACTACGAGTGCGCCTCGATAACCCAGCATTTCGCTGAGCTGTTCGAGAGGCTTGCCGATATCCACCGCGAGAGCAAAGTCAGACACATTGACGTAGTCAACGTACTGTCCCAGGGTGGCCTGGATGCTTGCTTCGGTCGGTGTGATCGGCGTGCCCACGGCGCCTTCGGTCGCTGTCGACGGAGCAGTATCAAGGATACTGCCGCCGAGGTCGGTACCGGCAGCCACGACGTTAGCCGTAAACGGCGACAGATTATAGGTGTAAATCTGTGTCGTACGACCAGCATTCTTTGGGATCTGCCGTTCCGCCGTCAGGCCCTGGAAACCCAGGTGCGCAAACAGCGCTCTTACGGCCAAACGATCGTAAAAGACCGCTTGGGTAGATGGAAGGGTAGTGCCAATGACAAATGATGCCTGAGCGTTACTTACAGACAATTTGTCACCTCACACAAAGAATACCAAGTTTTTCAAACTTGGCTTTATCGCTGGGTTCCGGCTCGCTGCCGTCTGTCCTGGTCAGAAATCCTCTTCAACTCGGACATCGGAAGTTTGCGTAATTCCGCTTCTGAGAGTTCTCTCGGTTTGCCGCCGTCCTCTGGACCGCCTAGCTCAGTTGGCGAGCTCGACTGTCCCGGTTGCAAACCAGTAGTTCCCCTCTTTCGCACCGTGACCGCAGGTGTCACAACTCCCGATACCGCCGCTGGTGCGGCGGGTGGTGTTGCGGACGCCGGTGCCGAATCCGTCGGGACCGGTGCGGCTGCTGGTGCAGAACTCGTTATCGGAGCCTCACGTGCAGGCTCCGTAGGCCTTACTTCAAGCAACTCACTTTCCGTCAGGTCTTCAAAGGCGTATTCCAGGTTGCGAAGCGTGATCGGAAGTTTGTGCTCGGTCAGAAAATTGTCGATCGCCTTAGCGTTGTTAGGCGTCTTGTAAAACTCAGGGTGTGCCTCGTTGAAGAGAAGCGTTTGTTGCGACGCGATCGTCCAAAGCATCGCATCTTGCTGCTTATCGGGCATTTTTTCAAAATCTTCAGCGGTCACTCCCGCGGGAAGCGCATACTGCCGATCGAGCTCTGACCAACCGAGCTTTTCACGCCGCACGGCCTTGTGTACTCGCATCGTGGCGTGGCCCTTACCCTCCAGGAGGGCAAGCATCAACTCATTCTTGGTGCTCTTAATGAACCGCTCGGTGCCGCCACCGGTCTTGTAGCGCAGTTCGGCTACCCACTTGCCACCCTCTTGCTTGATCTCACCGACGAACTGGTCCGTCTCGACACGTTCAACCTTCGGTGGAGTCGGGACCATAGGAGCAACCGCTACCGGAACGACCGGCACGACGGGCACCTCTTCCTCAAACTCGGGTTCGATAGCGTCGGCTACCGCGGTCGGAACCACCACAGGAGCTACCTCTTCCTTGACGAGTGCCGGAATACCGGTAGGATTTAGCCCTCGCGGCGCCTCCCCAGCTTCCAACATCTTCCGGCGAGCTTCCTCAACCGACAGACCACCGTCTTTAAACTTCAGAACATCTCGAACGTTTGACATTTAACACCTTCTCTCCGCAGCAATCCGGCTACGGGCGGTACTTACTTCTTTACCTCTAAAGCTGGTTTAGGTGTTGCCACCGCTTCGTTGATCATGTAGCGAATGAATCGTACAAAGTCTTCAGCCGCCTGCTGCCGCAGCCGTAGTGAGAAGGCCTTGTTTGGATCCTCACCACGGTACTCCGCGTTCTCCCGTTTACGTTCTCGCACGTAGGGCTTAAGGATCAGCTCCTCAAAGCTACTCCAACCTTCGTCGAAGGCTACCAGTGCTGCCAATGCCTGACACTTTAGGTAGTGCGCGTACCGACCGTTGTAGCTGTCCCCGTCGATAAAGTCCGCGACCGCGTCGGTAGGAACAGCGTCGTCGAGGTCGTCGAGGTCCTTCAGCACCGGACCGCTGGCCTCTTGGGTGAGCTTGGACGGCAGCACCGCCAACATACCGGCAGCAACCAACTCTTCGTCGGTGAGTGGTGCGTTTAAGTCAAACTTCTCCTGAGCGTTAACAACGTCCGTGTACCACGAGTTGTCAGCTGCTGCCATATCTTACACTCCCGCTAACGAGCCCGAGATCTGCTGCATCTCTTCACGCTCGGCTGCCCGTTCCAAACTCTTCGTGACGATCGTTGATCCGGCTCCCGCCAACCCCTTCGCGTCGATCTCCGCTAGCTTCTGCTCGTGTTCTTGAGCCGAGAGCTCCTTCTTGCCCTGGTGGAGTTGCGCGATTCGCGTTTGGGTAGCTTGGGCCTTCAGCACCTCAGGATTCGACATCATCCGGCGCTTCACGTCGTCCGGCATCATGGGCACGAGGACGTCATCCTGTGACTTCCAACCCGTGGCCTGTTCCATCCGGCGCGAAAGTTCCAGCCAGTTGACCTTCAAGCCCGCGTCGGCCAAGCCACCTTGCACGGCCGGAGCCATGTACATCTGCATCTCCAGGGGCAGCGCCGAAGCCATCGCCCGGCGGGCCGCGAGACTCGTGCCGGCTTGCATGACGAATTGAATGTCAACCGAGTTGCACATGTCAACCAACAGGTCACCGTTGTGATCAGCCTCCATCGACTCCCACAACGTCTTGCCGATAATTTGCCGCATCAACTTCGGCTCTAGCAACCGCCGGTCCATGTGGAGGAACGCGTACAGCGTCGGTAGAAAGATCTGGTCAACGATCACGTTCACAAAGCTCTGAATCCGGCTACTCGACGCTCCGCCTAGGATACCGGCCCCGGTAGCGGTCCGACCGAGTGACGAGCGGCCCCGTTCGGGCATCGCGCCCTGGACCGTTTGCTCGTTAGCCCCGGTAGTTTTCTCGGCGTCAGCGGCCAAAACCGCCTCTTCGCGGTAAGCCTCTGCCAAAATCGGCTGCTTGATTAGTGGTTTGACACCTTCCGGGTCGGTAACCTTAATTCGAGCGCCGGGGTACATCCGCATCGGTTGGCCCGTCAGGTTGGTGCCTTGCTTCTCCAGGTAAACGTTTTGCAGGTTCAGGTTGATGTCGTCCAGCCGCAAGTTACGCAGTCCCTGCACGTGGGTCTGGATGCTACCGATTCGCCGCGGGATACCGAAAGCGTAGAACGTACCCGGAATGTCGTCCCAAAAGGCCGACAAGAACGGCAACTCACCCAGTTCGTTCGACTCGTTGCGAATTACCTTCTTTCGCTGCAGCGCTACGATGACGGTGTCATTCGACCAACGTTCGAGAACCTCCAACTTGTGGTCAAGCGGGTCTTCCGACTCGTCAAGGTACCGTGGCAACGCCCGGTGACCCTGCGCCGGAAAGGCCGTGCTCTCCGACTCGACCACCGAGCTAGGTGGTTGCTCGGCCGGTGGAACGGCGAGTTGCTTCAGCTCCTCTTCCGACGGAATTTCATAGCCCTCAAAATCCCGCAGCTTGTTCAGGTCACGGATGGTGAGATAATCACGGTAAACCACGTACTGCGCTCGGCGAATGTCCGGCTGCCGTAAACCCGGGCTAACCAACACGTGGTTGATCTCGCAGCGCGTAAAGAACGGTCGTGAGACGATCTCTTCAAACTCCACTTCGTCTAACTCGTCCGACTCGGTGGTCGGAATTTGTTGGTCAGCAGCTCCGGGAATTGTGGCTGGAACGGTGGGAGCGGCGGCAGCACGACGGTAAAAACGGCGCTTGACGGGAAACTTCTCCCAGCCCCACTTCGCGATACCGGTTCCAAAGATCTCCGCGTCCTTGGCTACCAACCGCAGCTGCTGCTTAAACCGCGTTTGAAGCAGCTGGTAACTAATGATGGACTCCCAGCCTCGGGCAACTTGCCGTGGCGTGCCCTCGGTGGGATTCACGGCGAAAGGCGGGTTCTCCGGAAAGAGAGCCTCCATCGTCTGGTCAAGAATCGCTCGAACGTGCTGCGAGGATAACGGATAAGCATTACTGGCCCTCGGGACTAGGGTATCGCGCCAGTATTCCTGCTTGACCGCCGCCTCGTAAAGAGCCTTCGCGATGCGCCACTCCGTCAGCCACAGGCGGGCCATCACAAACTTCTCGGCGCGTTGGGTATCCTGGACTACGAGGGACAGCGCGACATCATCCTTGTCGATTTCCTTCTTAGCACCTTCGGTAGGAAGCGCGAACTCCTGCGGAAGTTGGTTAAGCGGTTGCCGTGTATCGTTAGGTTGCTCAAGAAGCATGATCCACCGTCATCCTCTGCAACAGACCGAAGTCTGCGTAAAGCCGTTCATCCGCGTGAGGGTCGACCTCTTCGGGTATCTCTGGAGCGAAGGAAAATTCGTTGCTGCTGGCTTGCATGATCCCCACCTGGTTCGGAAAGATCTGTCCGTTGTAACACTTCCAAATTTGCGCGATGTTGTCCGGTCCGTCGTCCTTGCGCCGCAAACCCGGTTGGGGCGACCAGTTGACGAACATCTTAAAGATCTCGTCACGGTAAGGCATCGAGTTTGAAAATTGAATCAAACCCTTCTTCATCGCTCCAGCAGCCATCGTAATCGCGATGTTCTTTGAGTTGTCCGTGTTCTCCGGTGGATCCCAAACAATTTGCAGTGGTACCTTCAACTTTTTGGCGACCGAGTTAAGCTCACCCTCCAACATTCGAACGCCGAAAGAATCCTCAATCCGACAGATGCCTACCGGTCCAATCTTTAGTTGCCGCTCGTAAAACTGAACGATTGCCGTCGCCGCGTCCGTAGAAGAAACAAACACCTCTAAAAAAGCATCGTAGCAGAACAACCGACGCGTACTCAACTCAAACATCCCCGCGATGCCGCAAGAAAAGTCAAAGCCCTTCTTAGCCCGCCGACCGGTATAGATGCCACCCATGTCCCAGTTGATCACCATGAAGCGATCGTGCGGCAGCGGCATGCCCTCAGCGAAGGGCCGAGTGTTCCGCATCAATAGGTCCATCGTGAACGACTCGGTGAGGTACATTCCCCGCCAACGCAGCAGGTACTGACCGTTGAACTTCTGCGGGTTCGCCCGATACTTGGGCCAAAGGAACTTAACCGTCAACTTTTCCGGCCAGGTTAAGATGACGTCCTCGGGGTGAAGCGTGTTCTTCCGGTCACGCTCCAACCGGTCGGCCTGCTCCTCAGGTGTTCCATCGGTACGAAGCGTCCAGACCGGGGTCTCGCTATACTCGGTGTTCCTCTCACCCTTATGTTCAGCCGCGTAAGCCTCACCACGCTGACGAATTATCTGCGGAAGGTCCGTCTCGACCGGTGCCCAGGTGGTTCCAAAGAAGTGCCGATAACCACCGGGCTCGATCAAGCCTTCCGTGTCGTCGTAGTGCTGCTCATTTTTATCTACCAACTCGGGCGTGGCACAGTTAATTTCGTTCGTACAATCGTCGAACACCAAGAGCTCGTAGTGCCCGCCGGCCTTCACCGAGTCAAAGGTTGCGATGCCCAACGTGGGATCACGTAAGTTCAACTCAGCCGTACGACAAGGACAGGTAAACGAATCACCCGAGACCTGGTCCAACTCGATCGCCCACTCCGGAAAGAGACAACGAACAACCCCGTTCGTGAAGAACGGCTGCCGTGCCAGAGCCATGATGGTCTTAGCGTGCGGCAACTTTCCCGATAGAATCAGGATCCGAATGTCCCGGTCGGTCAACACAACCTGGGTTAAGAAGCCTCCCACGATGGTTGACTTAGTGGCGCCACGAAACGCCAGGGTAGCTCGTTCCTTGACGTCACTCCACTGGTCATAGGTCTTCCCCGGAATCGGTCGCAGAAACGAGTCGAAGATTCGGCCGTGGCACTTCTCGGTGAACGGCAAAAACTTCTGCGACGCCGGCCGCAGCACGCTGTTGACCAAGAACCGTAAGCTCGTTAGGCAAAGGTACCGAACCAGGGCGGCCTCATCGGGCGTGAGCTTTCGCGCGTCACTTTCGGTTAAGCGAAAGCTCTTAAGCTCGTCGAGACTCGGACCGGGACCGGGTGTGCCATCAGCTAGCGGCTGGGCCCACAGTGGATTGAAGCCGGGAGGAAAGGCCATTACTTTTTCTTTCGATCGAGGTACACCTTGCGGTACTTGGAGTTACGACCGGCTGGGGTCGGATTCTTTTTCTTCGAAGGCGGCGTGACCTCTTCGTCCTTCTTGAGTTCATAAACACCGTCCTCCGGGACCTTACCCCCCTGGTGCATATTACCCAGGATGCTGCCAACCGTCTGCTTGCCTCCTAGTGGTCGCAACGGGTTAGTCAACCCACCGGGTTTCACGGGAGCGCCGATCATGCTGGTACTCCCGGAGCCGGGGCTGCTGCCGGTGCTTCCTCACCCTGGTTCGGTTCACCGAAGTGTTCCTCGATGTGATCGTGCAGCGCGTCGGTGTCGGGAAGCACGTGCTCTTCGCCCTGAACCGGTGCGTTCGTCTCATCGTGGTGCTGCACGTGCCAGCCGCCCTTTACCTTCCGGGCGTGAAAGCCGTGCGCCTTGCTCTTCACGTCCTTACCCTTCTCGGCTTCCTTCTTGCCGCCGAGCAGGTCAAGATGCGAAGGTGGTGCCTTCTTCTTATCGGGCATCGGATTCGCTCCTTAGTACCGACGATCTTCAGTGACCTTCTCGGCCTTCTTCGAGTCGTGCGTCTCGCCCGTGACCGGGGTGTTGCCGTCACCCTTTTGCCGCGTCGGCTGTGATTCACCACCGGTGCGCAGAGTGTAGCGACTATCTTCCGGGATCTTCGCGGCCTTTTTCTGACCGTGATCCTCGGCACCGGCTGGGTACGGCTCGTTCCCACCACCCTGGCGCTGCGTGTTAGCCGCTTCGGGCAAGGGGTCCTTACTGTCGCGCTTGGTTGACATTTCTTTCTCCTCTATCTATTTCTGTCTAACTGCTCAGCCCCGGTTGCCCGACGGCTGAAAAACTTAGTCCTCTACTCTACGCTCTGGACGAAATTAACCACGGGAGCGCCCGGGGTCACTGTGTCGAAGATTATCGCGTTCCAATAATCTCCGTTGAGCGAGTCAAGCTTTCCGCTTAGTGCTTCTCTAGCATCGCAAGCTAGTGCTAGAGTCGCATAAGAGGTACACTTGGCGTCTCGCAGGGTGGGGTCCTTAGCAAACGCCGAAGCGTTGACTTTGTGCAACTGAAAAGCCATCTTAATCTCCTTATTTAGGTTCGTACCAATCAGAACAGTACTGATCCGCCGGCGCGGGAATTTTGTCCGAACCGTTCCAGCGAATGAAGTACTCGTTCTTACAGGTGTTACCATCCGGGTTGTGATACTCGCAATTCGCGCACATGCTGCCACCCTTCGGGACCTTCAGTCCGGGTTCGTGATCCGGTGGATAGGTTACGTTCGGACCGAGTTGCGTGAGATGCTCATCGCCCTTACTTGACTTTTCTCGCGAGAGGGTCAGCGGAATCATCCCACCGGGTGTACAAGCAATGATGCCTCCCGGATCAACGAGTCCTTCATAGCCGACTCGCGCCTTTCCTCGGTTAAACACGTGGTTGTGGAGGTAAGCCACGTTCGACCCGTGTCCTACCACCAAAATCTTACCACCTTTTAAATCCTTCGCCAGGGCAAAGATCGTCTGAAAGATCTGCGCCTCGCGGTCGTTGAACTCGTCGACCTTTTCACCGCCGGGTATCTGCTTGCTCGGTTCGTCGAGGTAGGGCTGCACGGGGTGCTCGTCCTTCGACTGCAACGTCCAATCACCCATGTTTAACGGGTGGAGGGCACGAACGAACTCGAGTCGCGCCTCAGGAAAACTTCGGGCAACGAGTTCAACCGTTTCCTGCACGCGATCCAATGAATCCGCCACGATCAACTCGATCGGCGCGCCGATCGTCGCGAGGTACTGTCCGCCCTTCTCGGCCGACTTGCGGCCGGCGGCATCGAGCTGCGCGTCGGGAGCGTTGCTCCAGCTACGGTAGACGTTCTTCTTGTTGCCGGCGGTTTCGCCGTGACGCATGAAAAAGAAAATTACGTCATCGAGTTTCATCGCACGTACCATCCTAATCTCAACCACACGTTGTGAACCGCGGCCGAAAAACCACCGATGCCGGCAACCAACGGTAAGGCAGCAAAAGCTAGCTGCGCGATAAGTTCGTCAAACCACCTAGTGCCGAAGTACAGAAGGCATCCCACCAGGGCGAAGATGCCGAGCCAAATCGAGTCATAGATCATACCGTGCAATAAAGAAAAGTGGTACACGATGTCGCGTGTGTACGGATTCGATTCGAAGAGATACGCCGGCGCGCCGTAGCTCGAGGTTAAGTCACAAACATAACCTACGACGTTAAATAAAACCGCAAACCACATCAACCGGCGCTGGCGTAAAAAATTTTTCATCGGCCAAACCCGTTGTAAATAATTGGACTAAGAATTTTAAAGGCTTCGCGTTCCTCCGGGGTTAAGTTTTGCGTCATCCGGTCAAGGATGGCGTCCTCGCGATCAAGGGCGGCGTACGGCGTCCGAAACGAAACGTGGCTCAGCGCAAGAGCCCGCTGAACGAAGTCCTGACGAAGAGTAACCACTTCTTTCACCGGCATCAATTTACTCCTCGCTTGTTTACGAAGCCACGAAAAGCTTGCATGTAGGAACCGGAACCACCACCGGTAGGCGTCTGAGTCGCCGTGAAACTAACGCCCGTGATGTTCGCGCCGTTGACCGTTTCGCTTGCGCTGGTCGGGGAGAAGGTGTAGCCAGTCTTAGACGGCGTGAGTTTCAGAACATCAAATGGATTGAGAACTTCGAGCGTGTTGTAGTTGCCTGAGACATCCGCAGTCACTGAACCGGATGAGGTTCCCGTCCACGCAACCGTAGCTCCTGAACCTCCTGCGCCAAGAGCGCCTTGTATTCCGTTGTTTGGGGGATTCCGAAAGTTACCACCAGACCATGCGCTGATTTGGGCGTTGGCAATATTGCCTACTGGGCCTAGACAACAACCCGCCGCGCCGCTTGCGATAGCGCTGTCGCTCACTATATCAAGCAGGAACCCGTTCCAATAGAGCATCAGGTTCGTGCCGATGGCGA